CTAAGATTTCCCCGCGACCCGCCGCCGCAGATCGACCAGTCTTTCCATCGCAAGCATGATGACCTTCGGTACTGGCTCGCCGGCGCAGTAGTACCTCATCGAGCGTTCGCTGATCTCTAGCGCACGCGCACCTTCCGCCTGACTCAGACCGAGCTTTTTGAGCATCTCGCGTACTCGAGTCGCGTCGGTCGGATTCGAATAGTCGGGTTCGTCAGATTGGACCCGCTCCGGATCGCGCTCCCAAGTGTGCATGTGCAGATAGTGACTCATCGCACCGTCCTCAATTTGCGCTCTTTGGTGTAGGTCTCCCGCATCTGCCCGGTATGGCCAAGGTCGCCGCCGTCGTTCTGAGCCTTCGGCCGCAATGACCGGAAGCTCCAGCCGTCAGTCTCAAGCCGGCGCATGTTCGACGTGATACCCCACATCGTGAGCGGCTTGCCGAATCGGTTCGTAAAGAGCCGGTCATGCGCCGGCAGCTCGCGCGGCTTGCGGTACTTGTTGACGTACCGGTGAGACATGCGCGCCTGCCGCGCCTCCAATATCTCGCGCACCAGCTCGCGCAGAGTCGGCGTCCACGGATGCCACGCCGGTTTGCCGGTCTTACTTTCGATGTAGCGAATCCCATCCGGCGTCACCGCGGCCACGGTCATTTTTATGATGTCGATTTCCCGCACGCCGGTCAGGTAGGCGAACTGCATGACAGGCGCGAAGTGATCCGGCGCTTGATCCATTTTCGCTGACAGTTCGACGGACGATTTAATCCGCACCTTGCTCGCCGTCTCTTTGTTTCGGCGCACGTCTCGGCAGGGGTTGCGCTTCGCCCACCCTTTGCGCATCGCGAACTCGTACACACTCGACAGCGCAGCCTTCGCGCGGTTGCCGGTCGCGGGCCCTCCCGTGTCTTCGCATTGCTGGAGAAACTGCGCGATGTCGGTCGCCTGAACTTCATCGGGCATTTTGTGCCCGAAGATGCGGCCCAGCATGCCTTGCGCCCGCTCGGTCCCGAAAAAGAAATAGCTGTACTGCTTCTGCGTCGACGGCGCCAGCTTGATCATGGGGCCTTTGGGCGGCTCAGCGTATTTCACGAAGATCGACAGCAGGTTCCCGGGCGCGCCATCTTCATCAAGCATTGCGAGCCGCCGATACAGCTCTCGAAGGCCCTCGTCGATGCGGCTAAGCTTCGTCCATTTGTTGTTCTTGACGAGATAGTACCGCCCGTTTTTTGGGTGAACGTTTTGCGGCCGAAGCTTTTTTATCATCAAAGTATCCCCAGTCGGGCCCAGAATCTACGCCACCGAGTAGGGCGCGATCAAGCGCCGCGGGCGTCGTCACCGGCCAACCGTCATTATTGTCAAACGTCTTGATGCCGTTCTTCCGGCACCAGGCGCGCACCGAGCCGCGCTGCTTGGCGCCGCTCAAGGCCTTCAGGTATTCGGCGTCGCCGATCACTACCGCGGCAACCTCTCGAACGACACGGCCCAAACCCAATCATTGCGATCCCACGAGCCGGCGCCGTTGATCCTCTCCCAAATTCTCCGGTAGCCAATCATGTATCCGGCGGACTCGTCACTCTCCCGATCGCAAGCCGCATGGACCTCTGCGCCGTTCTCGTCATCCAGGTCATTGCCGCACTGGCTGCACGTGAACGCGGCGCCCTCGGCTTTGGCGTCGGCCTCGCTGAGGTCCTGCAGCCGCTCGCAGCGCACTTCGGTGATCCGCACCGAGATGCGCGAATGGATGCGTCGCATGTGAATCGATGGGCGCCATTTGATCTGCGGGAAGTTTGGATCCGCTTTCCATCGCTCGACCATAGCCGCGGATTCCGGATCGGCGCGGTACTGCTCGTCATTGGCATACCGTAGCCGCCATTCAAGGCCGCTATTACCCTCTTTGCCGTACATCGGCGTGGGCCATGTGTCACCACCATCGCGCGCTATGAATTTACCGTTGGCTAATACCCTCATCACGCAAACCTCGTCTTTCTTGGCTGCGTATCCGGTGTGGGCGGTAACTTCGCTTGCAATCGCTCGACGTGTTTAGCCTGCTCAAGCACCAAGTCCGATAGGTGTTTGACGCCATAGAATCGCTTCAATTGCGCGATTTGTGCTTCCCTGTCCTCTTGGCTCATGACTTCGCTTCTCCATCGAAAAAGATCGGCCAGCAGTGGCCGCAAACGATAAAACCGCGCAAAGCGCGCCGCCAGCCGCAGTGTTCACATTTCACGGCTTAACCTCTCCGCTGGCAGGTGATGCGACAATCTCATGCCGACGCAGCTTGCCACGACATTCCTTCCCCTTCGGTTTCCGCAGACAGCGAGTGTCGGCGCGATTGGGGTTGTCCCACATCTCGCTTCCGCAGGCGTCGCACTTCAAAAAATGCGTTGCGTCGCTAACGTGATTAGTCATGCGCTGCTTCTCCGCTGGATTGAGACCCGCGCTGACGTTGCACAACTTCTCGCGCCATTTCCCATAAATTAGTGGGCCACATCGACTGTTTGGTAGATCCGTTGCTGCCGTCGTACCATTCGACCAGCGCCGCCTCGAAATCAGCAACTTGTATCTGCGCTTCTGTCAGATCAGCTTCCGGGACCCACCTTTCGCCCCCGTTAATGATCATGCGTGGCATTCGCTTCTCCGCTGGCAGGAGAGCAATTGAACTTGCCGCAGACAGCGCAAAAGCGCATGAGTAGCGGCAACCGACACCCGCAATAACCGCATTTTCTATTCACTATGCATCTCCTGATCCGCTGCCAGGAAATGCGCTTTTATCGACATGTTTGCCAGACGTGTCGATGGGATCAGCATTCGTTTCCTTCGATGACTTCACCGCGCACTCCACGCCTAAGGCAGTCAGGCGCTTCTGCTCGCTCTTGGAGTGCACCTCTCGGACTGACGTTTCCTGTGTGAAGTTGCTCGTCAGCATCTCCGTCCACCCGCAATCGCAATCGCAACGCTCGTTGCGCAGCGAGGCGCAGGCCAGCGTATGTATTCCATACTTGCGCAGCGCCGCTTCGAGGGCGCGGATGCGCCGCAAAGCGGCGTCGTGAGTCTTGCCGCCGACCGAATCATAGTCACCCACGCTTCGAGTCTCCGCTGTTCTGTGAGCGCGCTGCTTCGTATTGCGCAGTGGAGTTAGATGGCTCGCGCTTTCGCGCCCTGAAAAACTGTTGCGCGATATCAGCGCTGACGCCCCAGGTCGTGTAGTGCTCCTTTGCACAATCACGCGAGTGAACGATCAGCGGTCCGCCGCTTTTCTTGTGCGGTGGTGGCGTCATGCGCAGGACTTCGAATACGTCCTTGGTCGGCACGCGCTCAAATCCGCAGCTTTCGCAGAACGCCACGAAGGCATCGAAGTGCGTGTGGTGCAGTTGGGAGCGGCTGCGGTTGCTCATGGTTTCACCGCGTAGATGCTGAGTTCGAACTTCCCGTTGTCGCTGGGCACGGCGACCAGCGCATGCCCCAACTTTCGCGCGGTCCTGCAGATCGCGTGCGACACGTCGCTCACCATGACGGTGGCGACGTTCACGCCGCCGATGTACTCGCGCGCCCAGGCGCTGGCGTTTAGTTCATCGCGCCGCTCAAGCTCCGCGACACGCTTGCGCAGCTGGCGGGCCTCGCGCTGGGATATTTTCTTGCTCAAGATGCGTTCTCCAATGCAAACAAGTCGGGCATGGCCATTTCCTGAGCTGCGGCGTGGCAATACGCCGCGCCGTCCAGGAAGTAGCGATGTGAAAGCTCGATGCCGATCCCCTGGCGCTTTTGCAGGATCGCCCGGTACGGCACGGTGCAAAGGCCCGCAAACGGATCCAGAACGGTCTCGCCGGGCATGCTGAACTGCGCTATGACGCGATCGGCAATGTCGAACTGCATCGGGCATAGGTGCATTTCGCGGCCCTTCGCCGACTGCGCGCCGTTGAGGGTAAGCATGCGCGTGATGTCGCTCCAAACGTCCGCGTGCCAGGATGGCGGCTGCAGGAGCATGAAGGTCACCGGGAGAATCCCGCGCGCCTCCAAGGCCTCGCCGAGCTTTACGTGATGCTCGAAGTCATAGACGTTCGTGAGGCTGAATTCGCGGAACATTTTGAAGATCACGTCATGCGGGACGTTGTCCAGATCCTCGGCGGTGAGCGGCCGGTTACCCGATGAGCGCGTGAACCCGTGGGCATCGATCTGCCATCGCGATCGCGTGTAGGCCGCCTTGGATTTAACAACCGGCTCATCTGCGTAGCTGTTGACGGTCTCGCTCGGCGGCTTGCGGAACAGCAGCAGATATTCCGGCATCCCGCAGCCCATCTTGGAGCCGTCTTTGCACTGCTCCGTCCAGCCCAGCCGATAGGTCTGATTGTTCTCGCGCACCACATCGGTGACGATCGTCTTCATGCCCATGTAGGCGAAGCCGTGCTTGGTGTAGTGCTCGATGCAGCGGGCGTGGAACGGATAGACCGTCTGGAATCCGAGTCCGGTCATTCCGCCCGGAACAATCCGGTCTTTGACGTGAATCGCGGCTATGCGTCCGGGCTTCAGCGAGCGCAGCAGCTCGGGAGTCAGGAAATCCATCTGCTTGAAAAAATGCTCGTTATTGTCCGAGTGGCCGAAGTCGGCATAGTTCGGCGAGTACTCGTATTGCGTGGAAAATGGGATGGATGTCAGAAGCAAGTGCACGCTGTTGTCTGGCAGCCGCTTTGTCTCGTCGACGCAGTCGTTATTGACCAGGCGATAACCGTCCCCGAGTACTTCAACGCGCTCGACTCCGAGCGATCGCGTCAAGGCCTTGGTCATCGCTGCATGCGATAGGCCGTATTCCCGAATAATCTCCGTCATCTTTCGCACCATCTCCACGTGTTGTGTCCACTTGCGTTCGAGTTGGCGTCGGATGTCGCGCTCAGCCTCGGTGTAAATCAGGTCGATGCGCACCGGGTGCGGCTGCAGGAATCGCTGGATCCGATGTATGGCTTGGATAAAGTCGTTGAACTTGAAGCCAATGCCGAGAAAGACGGCCCAATGACAGAACCGCTGCAGGTTGCAGCCGCTGCCCAGCAATACCGGCTTGCTGGCGAGTTCCTGAATCTTGCCGTTGCTGAAATCAATGACGATCTGCTCGCGCTCGTCCAGGTCCTGAGATCCGTACACGCTCACGGATGTCGGAATAGCGGACTCGATCGCCTGCCGCTCGGTCTCTAGGTCGTGCCAGATGATGCGGTGTGCCGCGGGATCTTCCGCGCGGATCTGCTCCAGCTTCGCTATGCGTGAGGGGAGGCTCTCGCGCTTCTCTTTGGCCGCGTCGGTAACGCCCACTGCCGCGTTCCGGAAGAGTCGGCCCTGGCCGTCTCGCTCGGCGCCGGCGCCGCTGTGATCACTCGGCACTTCGTGCCACCGAACGTCCAGGGGGGGCAGGTCATATCCTGCATCGCTGAACTGCGGGCCCAGGTCGGAAGGTTTGGTGATGAAGAGGGCCCAGGACGAAACCCATAGCCAGAACTCGCGCTCTTTGTGCGGGTGAATCGTCAGCTTGTCGGCCTTCTCCGAATTTCGCTTGAAGAACCGAGTTTTGGCAGCCGAGACATCCATGATCCCGAGATATGCCGCATAAGCCAGTAGCTCGATGTATTCGTTCGGGCTTGGCGTTGCAGTAGCCACGAATCGATACTGGACGCCGCGGCCGCGGACACGCTCGTTGAGCGTTTTCCCGTCACCGGCGAACAGCCGCATGAATTCGCGGAAGGTCTTGGTGCCGCCGAAACCCCGAAGACAGGCTGCTTCATCCAGGCTCGCGGCCGCGAAGTGTCGAGGATCCAGTTTGCCATCGCGCACCGTCTCGTAATTGGTGAGATACACGCCGGTTTCTCCGGCTTCCTCGATAGATCGAATGAACTTCGGAGGTTCCGGCCAGCGGAGAATATCGACCGCGTCGCGCCGAAACTCCTGACGAACGCCCAGCGGCAGGACAATCAGGCCGCGGCCGCCGGCGCGATCCGCCGCGATCCGGACTACCTCAAGCTGGATGACGCTCTTGCCGAGCCCGAACGAAGCGAATAGCGCGCGGCAACCACCGGTCAGCATCCATGGAACGATCGCCCCTTGGTGAGGCAACAGATGCGGACTGACATCGTCAGCAGCGATTTCGAACCCGGTGCTGGTGGCAAACGGCACCTTGCGCTCGAGGAATTGGCGGTATGCGTCGTTCATGCCACTTCAAGCCCAAGTAGGGGGGGGTAGGGCTGCGGCATAGCGCGGCCGGGGATGCAGGCGCAGGAATCCGCTATGAAGGCTCTGTGGAAACGCTCGGAGATGCGGTTGTATAGAAGGTGATGGGCAATCCGGTCCCGGAAGTTCGCCGCCCATACCTCACGAGGCTTAGGCCTGGTGATGACGAAGCAGATAGACGGGCCCGGGCGGTAAGCCCCTGATACAAGATCGTCGTACAGTCGAAGCAGGTTGTGCTCAAGATTCTGCTCGAATCCAAGCGCAGACCGCGTGTTGCGCTTGTTCTTGCGGCAATCGAAATACGCATGCACCAAGTCGGTGAAAGAAAACTCAGCATGGCCGTGCGAAGCATGATCATCTGCGGACAGCACGCGCCCTGATGTGATTGCCCTTGTTCCAGTTGTTCTGGTTGCCGTTGTTGAAGTTCTGGTTCCAGGCATAGTCGGAGTTCGAGGCGTGCCGCGTTGGTTTGCGCTATCAACGTCGCCCCACCGAAGGCCTGTGCCGATCAGTGAAGAAACTGCGCGGGATCGACTCCGGATCGTGGGACGACCGGCGATATCCCTGATGCGCATGGCGGTGGCTTTGGTTGCCAGCGGCGCAACCAGATTAATCGTCGCACTGACTTGACCGCCGTGACGATCAGGTAGCTGGCGATGCATAGTGCTTTCTCCATGCGTTGGCTTGCTTGCCAACGCTATCCATGAGTTCAACTGCCTTGGCGTACTGAGGCTTCGAAATGAATCTTTTGTCTTGACAAAGACGCAGAAGCAGTTCGAGTTGACGCACGGCCTGCAGGACCACATCTAGGAACGGCACCTTGTCGGTCGCGGCATTAGCCTCGGCGATAAGGAGCACGACCTCGATGCAAAGGTCGCAGATGCGGTTGCCTATGGCTCGGAACGCCCGCGGTATGTTCTGCACATAGTCCGCGGCGACGCTCAGAAGGTCATAGGCAACCTTGTAGATCGGCAATTTGGTATGGATGGCCATGCTGAGAAAAAGGAAATTATTGAATTACTGAATGATCAATCTGCGGACAGCACGCGCCCTGACGTGATTGCCCTTGCCCCAGTTGAACTGGTCGCCGAAGTCGAAGCCCTGGACCCAGGCATAGTCGGAGGGCGAGGCGAGCTGCTCGCATGACCAGTAATATTCCTGCTTGAAAAGCTCGGGAACGTTTGCGAAGCACAGCGACTGTTCTTTGCGAAACGGCAGCGCCAAATCCGCGTGACCGTCGATGATCAGGCCTGCCGACCATTTGCCGGCTGCGGCCCAATCGGTCTGGCCGTCGAACTCTGGACCGACAATCAGGTAGTAGTCTGGAGCCAGATCGCGGCCGCGCGCGATTCCGGCGTATACGCCGCCCTGTCCTTCCCATACCTGGCCGATCTGAGGCGCAACGATTCTCGCCAAATTGATTGGCTTCGTCTCACTGATGCGCTCCAGCGCCATCCGGACAATCTCTGCGTCCGGAATGGTGATGATGATTCCGTTCTTTGTAACGTTCATTGATGCCCCTAATGGATTTCGGAAAATTGATGAATGACTAAATTGCTAATCTGCGGACAGCACGCGCCCTGAAGTGATAGCCCTTGCTCCAGTAGCCCTGGCTGCCGGTGCTGAAGTCCTGGGTCCAGGCAGAGTCGGAGGGCGAGGCGGGCCGCGTCGAACTCCAATAGATTTCGTCGGCGAAGGCCTCTGTGTCGCCAGCGCGGAACAACTCGTTTTCCGTCTGGGCGGGGAGCTCGGCGGTGTACGGATACGTCGGCGGGACCGCGCTCACGTTGATTCCGGATCGGCTCCACAGGTAGTTGTTTTCCGTGGTCGGCTTCAGGTACCGGTAGCAGATCTCGAGTTCGTCGAGCGATGGGACGTACCAGTCCGAATATCCATTGATGGTCAGGTCTTTCGCCCACTTGGCCAGAGCGCTGCCGGCCTCAGCCATCGCCGCGGTGTTGGCTGCACCATCATTCCAGCTCAGCGCGCCGGGGACGGAGTCATATGACTTCGACCAGGCGCCGGCCTTGCGTTCACCGTCGGCTTTCGGCGCGACAATCAGCGCGTAGAGAATCCCGGCGACCAGGATGCGCCCCGCATAGAAGCCGCCTTCGAGAGGCGTTCCCGCGATGGAAGGTGGTAAATGAATTGCTGCTGCGTTCATGCGAATGATTCCTTTGGTTTGATTGATGAGTTGACTTTGGCGAGAAGGTCTCGCTCCGCTCCAAAACGGAGAACGAAATCGCGCTTGCTGATCGCGAGCGAAGGGCCAAACGTGGCCGTCATTTCCTTGACGGTCCAGGCGGTTGTGAGAGGCTGGCCTCGGTGGTGCCATCTGCCGAGCGGCAGCGTTGATTGATGGCCGCCAGAGTGCTTTCGGTACCCGCCATCCACAATGTGATGCGCTTCGACCGGCCCGCAATAAAGTCCGCGCCCGAATATTTGGCAGGCGATGCACGTCATCCGATGAATGACATCGAGGCGCGCTTGATCGGCTTTGGTAATCATGCCGCCATTCCCATGCACTTCAAAATCTCCAGTTCCATTTCTGGCATCGACACGCCAGGCAAAATGCGCTCCTGCACTACGTCAAGGACTCTCGGCCACCATTCGTTCCATTCATCGGCCGTCATGTCCTCGTAGCTCGTGCTTTTTGGAATCTGAAATGCGGGCCTCCCAAGGCCATCGAAAATCGTGTCGCAATGCCCCGTGCACAGCTTGATTGCGGTGTGAACGTCGTTTTTGTTTTTGATTTCCATGACGGCGCCGTAGGGCAGTTCGATGCGCTCGCAGTTCTGAGCACAGAGAGAAACCAACGCCCAGTACCGGCGATGCGAGACTGGATCGCGGATGCGCAGCACCTTGATCCAGCAAATCTCGCCCTGAGTCATGCGCGAATGCACCCGCTGGGCATCATCGCTTGCTGGCAAAAAGCCTTGGCCGCGTTTGAAGATTTCAATTTTCATTGCGTTAAGCGATCACCGGCGACGATGACAGCAGCGCAACAAGCAGTCCGGCGACAGGAATGGCGACCCACATGAAAGGAATGTCGTCGTCGAAATCTTCGCGACTGCCAGTCGCTGGCGCGGCTGTGCGCTGCTGTTGCTGCTGGCTGCCTCGCGCGCCGTCAGGCTTGCCGCCGAGGAATTGCATAGAGCGGGCAACGATCTCAGTGCTGTAGCGATCGTTGCCCTCTTTGTCCTGCCACTTGCGGGTCTGCAGCTTGCCTTCGATATAGACCGGAGATCCCTTGCCGAGATATTGGTTCGCGAGCTCGGCCAGCCGTCCCCACAGGACGATGCTGTGCCATTCGGTTTTCTCCATCGCCGCGCCGCTCTGCTTGTCCTTCCACTTTTCAGTCGTGGCGATTCGCATGTTCGTGACTTGCTGGCCGCTCGGAGTGGAGCGTGTTTCAGGGTCGGCGCCAAGGTGGCCCATCAATTGAACGAGATTCAGATTAGGCACTGATTTTTTGTCCTCTATGCGTGCTTCAGAAAGGCAGATCGTCGCAAAGGCCGGTGTGTCCCTTTTCCAAGACGCAATTCTCGTTGTCGCAGTTGGATTGGACAGATGGAGAGGGCGACACGGGAGACGGCGCGGCGTTATCGATTTGCCGCAACAGATCGTCTCGATCTTCGCTCTCGCTGTAGTCTTGAGGCTCGAATATCGCCACGTAATGCCGCGCGCATCTCAACAGGCGCTCAAGCAGTTGTTCGCGAGACTCTTCAGGAGAAGCGGCTGCAGCGTCGGCTTCGGCTGGTACCGAGAGCGCCTCGCCCGTCACCTTGTTTTCAAGTACAACAATCGGCGCCGGCTCCTGAGCCTTGCGAAGTTCTTGCTGCTGGCGGTCAATTTCTGCCTGTTGATCAGCCAGGCGCTTCGCCTCTGCGGCGTTCGCCACCCGTTGAGCCTCAGCCTGGGCATCGAGTTCCGCTTGGCGCTCAGCGGCTTTGCGGGCGTTTTCGGCGGCCTCTCGTTCGATTACCTCTCTTTCTCGCCGGATCTGCTCAGCATGCTCGCGGGCCTCAGCGACTCGCTTGTCGTGCGCCTCCTGAGCCAATCGATCGGTTTCGATCTTCGCAAGGCGCTCCCTCTCAGCCTGCTCGGCTCGGGCCTGCGCCTGGCGCGCTTCCTCTGCCGCTCGGAGCCGCGCCAGTTCGGCCCGTTCTGCAATGATTCGTTCCTGCTCAGCCTCGTAGTCCTTGCGCTGCTGCAGGATGCCGGAGAGGGCGGCGACCGAAGCGGCTAGGACCGCCGTTGCCGTCTCGGAGTGTTCTTCGAAAACGTCGGGATCGATGCGATAGGCCTGCGCCTGGGCGAGCATTTGGCCGACAAGAATGGAAGATTGGTTGGCGGCGTTGACCGGCCAATTGCGGATGCCGTCGATGCGGCGCTGGATCTCGGCGACCCGGGCGATCTCGGCCTGGATCTTGGCTTCCTTCTCGGCCTTGATCGCGTCATCCCATGCGTCCTGGATCTTCTGCAGGCGCTCTTCCTCGGGCTGCGTGATGGCCACCAAGGCCTTTTGCCGAGCGATGATTCCTTTGGAAGTTTGAACGGCGTCTTCGCGGCCGACCTCTCCGGTTCGGGCGATTTCGAGCCGGGTGTTTTTCAACACCATGCGGGCGGCGTGTACCTGGTCGTATCCGGCCTGATTGGTGATGGTGGTGATATCGGCGTACTTTGTCGCCAGCGCTTTGAGTTCTTCCTCACTGGGAACCACGCTGAATACTGCTGCGACACGCTCAGCGACGGTTGGCGGCTTAGGCGGGATGACCGCTATGGCGGTCGATTCTTGGAGTTGCGCGCTCATGCGGCCCTCAATGCGGTTAGTTCCTGCGCCTTGATCTTCACTTCGGCCAGGAATCGGATTACCTCGGACTCGTAGGCCTTGATGACCGCTTCGTCGCGCTGCACGCGAACGCGGAACATCGTCAGGTGGCTTAGGTTCCCCGGGAATTGATCGGAGAAGCTCACGAAATCGCACCACTTCGCGCCCGTGACCCAGAGATTGTGGGTAATTTGTGCGACGTACTCTGCCGGCACCTTGCGAGCCTCGATGTAGGCCAAGTGCGTCGCCGGCCGGGGAGATTTGAACTCCACAATCCCCTCGAAGTCATTGACATGACCGTCGAGAGAGCAGCCGGCCAGGAATCCGCTCATCTGAAGGAACCCGGTTTTTTGCAGCAGGAAACCTTGGTCCGCCTCGTAGGCGTCGGCGATCACCGGCTCCATTTCCATGCCGCGCTCGACGTCTTTCCCTTTCCATGCGTCAGGGTCGTCGCTCGACACGCCGGTGAGCTGTTCGACGGCGAGTTTGATGCGAAGGTCGCGCCGAGCTGCGGAGTAGTCGCCGCTCTTGATCTTGGCGACCATGTCGTTAGCGACGGAACCCGTGACGCGGCCGCAACGCGCCGCAAACCATTCAGGCGAACGCTGGGCGGCGTCTATGATGGTGAAATTCACTTTGCGCCCTCCTTAGCCTTCGCATCGACCTTGCCCGCCTTGGCTTTCATTTCCTTCCACCACGCCTCCTCGTTCTTGACGACGAAGCGGCGAATATCGGCCGGTGTTTTGGACCACAGATCTTGAAGCCGCTGGGAGCCTTCATCTGCGATCGCGCGCGCATCGGCCTTCCAATTCTCGAAATCGTCTGGCGCCTTCGGGGCGGTCGCTGCCGGGGGATCAGCGACGCCGGTCCCCTTCGGATTTGCGTCCATCTCGCGCGCGGCCAGTCCGGTTGCGGCGGCGAACGTATAGCGCTCAAGCAGCGCGACCGTTGACGCGATGGCATGCAGTGGGCTTTTGTTGCCGAGCGTATCGGGAGGTCCGAAAAGCGGGGTTTCCTCATCGCCGCCGAGCTCATGAGAAATGATGCACGTCACGGTGATGCGCATCGGCGTGACGCTCACGTCTTGCTCAGTTTTCCAGCGGTGACGTAGGCCGTACTTCGACAGATTCGGAATGGCAGCGTCGCAGTAGTCGGCCAGTTGAGCGTGATTGAATTTCGCTCCCCCCGGGACGTCGACGTGCTTGGTTTTCCAAACCTGCATGACCTCGGACTTGAACTTGGACATTGCCAGCGTGAAGGCATTGCGCGCCTGGCGATCCTCCCAGCGCTCATGCAGATCCATCAGCTTTTCGAGGCGGTCCAGATCGGCGCCGGACTCGGCGGCTTTCAGGTACGCGAGCAGCGTCGGTGGCTGGTGGATTTCCGCAACCGCCGGCGGCTCCAATTTTGTTACCAGTGCGTTCATCGCGATCACTCCTGGGTTGGTTGCGCGACTTCTGCGGCAGCTTCGGCAGTGGCGGCCAGAAGCGCAGCTTCAGCGGCTTTGGCGGCGACGTAGGTTGCGCGCAGCGGCTCGCGACGCGTTGCGCGGTTTGCGAAAGTTGCGGCCGCACGCTTGTGGGCGCGGTTCGCGTTCACGTTGTTGGCGCGCTTGCTATGCTGGTTGCGTTTATGAACTTGCATCGTCGTTACTCCTTTTCAGGCTTGCTCCCTGCAAAGAGCAGGAGCTTCGTTGTTGAATTCGCGCGTCGCTGCCTCGATAGCCGCAAGACGCATCCGGTTCGTGGCTGCGCGGGCCTCGATGTGATTTGAAGCCCGAAGAACGCGCATGACTTGCTCGTAAACGGTGTCGTTGATCTGGATCATTTCAGCGCGCTCCCGACCGTGAACTTTGGCGTCACACGATGCTCGTTGAGCCGCGAGTACGGGATGCGCAGATAGCGCTTTTTGTGCCACCTGATGAAGGCCGTCACGGCAACGCTGACGACCACGTAGGCGATCCCCAGGAAGCACAGGGCCCATTGCCAGCCTTGACCTCTCATTGCGCGCACCTCCGCATCAGGAGAAAGAAACCGAGAAGGGCGAGCCAGCAGATGACTTCGCCGACGATGTTGAATTTATTGGTCGGCGAGCTCATGCGCCCGCCTTGGCGAGCGCGGCGCGAGCTTTCGTTATTAGCGTCGGTTCATCACGCGCATAGAGCAGTGATTGTAGGGCCTCTGCCAACTCTGGCGCCGCTTCCTGAAGCTGAGTCAATCCGTGATAAGCGATCAGCCCGTCGCGCAGCGCGATTGATTTCATCCCGTAGCCGCAGTCCGAGTGACTCTCGACCTTGCCGTGATTGACGATCACCCACTCGTAGGCGCCGTTCTCGGGTTGGCCGACGATCAGCAGATCGGCTTCCATATCGACGCTGACGGTCATCAGGATTTTGGAGTCGCCCGTGTATTTGAAGCGCGGCATCCGAAATACTGGTTTGCCCGCGAACGCATCGCCAGAGATCGGCGGCGCGCTCATGACGGCACCTTGATCCATTCGCCGTGAAAGCGAGCCGCGCCGATGATTTTCCCGATGGCGTAGAAAATGTCGCCGCGCTCGGCGCTTGCCGGGATCGAATCGGCAATCGCGATGATTTCCACCAGCGCGGCCTGCATGCGCTTCGCGTGAGCCTCAAGCGCCTTGTGGTCGGCGTACTCGACGAACAGCTGGGCGTCTTCCGTGGCGTCATTTGGGCTGGTCATCTCGGCGGGAAATGCGTGTCGCAAATCTCGATCCGGGATCAATTCAGGGGTGAACAGCTTAACCATGGCTGTCGTCCGCGAAACCATTGGTGTTCGATTCGAACCAATGGCGGGGGCGCTCATGACCGGGAAGGGACATGCTCTCGGCCGCTACCGCCTTCTTCAATCGCAGCGCCACCAGATCCAGCATCGTTTCGGTAGAGTTGATGTCGCGCATCAGCCGAGCGAAGCCCTCCTTTGCGATCAGGAACAATTCGGCATCAGTCAGATCGGCCGCCAACTTGATCGGGGCCATGGTGCGTTGGAAGATTTCGCTCATGAGCGCAGCCCTTCGACAGCGCGCTTTTCCGCCACATCGGCCATCAGGTCGGCCCACAATCGGCGCATACCGAGAGCTCGGCGCAGGCGGTAGTTCTCACGGGCCAGGTCGGCGTTCTCCATCGTGAGGCGCGCTACCGTTTCGCGGGCGGCGCGGGTGGCGTCGTTGACGGCCTGCGAGATTTCGAGCGTGTTGTCGCTCATGACGCCACGGCGAACAGTTCGTTGAACTTCGAGGCCGTTTGTGCGCGCTGAATGGCCTTAGCGGTTTCCTGCGCGGCGATCTGCTCGATCGACTTGCGGAAGTAGGTGACCTTGGCTTCGGCTTCCTCGACCGTGACCGACTGCAAGCCCTGGTGCGGGACGAACTCATAGAGTTTCGTGCCAGCGATATTGGTGAGGAAGTACACGTCTGGCAGGCCGTCGCCGGGGGTGGCGATCGCAGCGCGAACCACCAGGGACATGAAGCCAACCTTTACCGTTTGGCCAACCGTCCAGTTCTGCTTTGTCTTCGTGATCACTTGTCGCTCCCGATTACTGTGGAGCGAGATTATCACCAGAAGGTGACAGGCGTCAACACCAAATGGTGATAATTACGAAAATAGTTATTCGCGGCGTTTTGCGCGCCTAAATCAGAGGGATTTACTCGTCAGAGGTTGGCGCGGCCCCAATGCACGGGTTATCTACTAACATGAGGCCGGTGTCTTTGGTGGACTCACCGCCGGCCAGGCGATAGTCCCTCCAGTCTTTTTCGATCACCTCGCCGATATGCACCGTTCGCTCACCTAGTTCATAGTCGCGGGACAGGTTTTGAACGCCGGAGACCTGCTCTATTTTCTGTTCGCGCTCCAATGCCTCGCTGATTCGATCCTGCGTAAGGATGTCGGCGCGCAGGCGCTCTTGCGCTTGGAAAGCGCGGTAGGCATCAGAGTGATGGCATTGAGCGATAGCGTTAGCGCCGGCCTGGCGCTTCTTCTCCCGAGCCTCTTCGGCGCGAGCTTGCTGGGCTGCAGCCTTGGCCGCAGCTTGCGCGGAGTCCAACCGCTGTTGCTCGAGCTCATCCACAGCCATTTTGTAGGTCGCCGCCTGTTCGGGCCAGGGCGCCTGAACCGGAGTAGGGGGCTGCGTCATTTTCTCCTGGTAGGCGCGCAGACGCGCAGATCTGGCACGCCCTATGAATCGATATTGCTCACTCACGCACAGGGCGGCCCATTTCGCTGCCTCATCAAAATCTTTGCTTGACCAGCCGGAAAAATAGCTGGAATCCTCAACGCTAAGAGCGCGATCCAGCAAGGATATAGAATCGCAGGTGCGGTGGACCCCGTGCACGAAGAATGCATCGGGCGGCGGCGCTGATTGCGCCCGGGCCAGGGAAAACGCTGAAATTATCAAAACCAATGTAACCGCGATCCTTGCCATGAGCACTAACTCCTAATGACTGAATCCGTTCAAAATACGGAACACGCCGCTCGCGGACAAGTCCCTCGGCTCATCCGTGACTTTTTTTACGGCTTCGAGCGCGTTTCTGCGCGGCCTCTCTGGTTGCCTCATTTATTTCGACTAGCGTTGAAATTCGCCCGTTGATCTCGCCTTTCTGAATATCCGGTAGGCGGTCGAATTCATCGCGTGAACACGAGAACGGCCACGGGCGCACGAAGGAAATGACATTCCTTGACTGATCGCCGACCAGGTCAGTTAGCCCGATTGGCGGCCATCCTTTTTTTGAGACCTCGGCTTCGAGCTTCTCTACGAGCTTTTCCCGAAACGATTTTTCCCCGCGCAGCAGATCGCTGAAAAAAGAAGCTTGCCGCCCCAGCTCTATAGCGAAGGCGTTGACGCTGAGCGCCTGGGCCTTGATGTAATCCCGAAGTCGATCGCGCCGTAATTGCTGGATATCGTCCACGGGCAGCATTTCATCTGATTTGCACCATTTGGTGAATTCCCCAAAAGGTGTTGCTATTGTTGTCACCTTATGGTGATAATTGCGCATGGACTTCAAAACGTACTGGCAATCCCTTTCCGAGGGCGAAAGGGAATCATTGGCGACAGCGGTTGGCTTCGCGTCAGGTCATTTGAGGAACATCGCTTACGGGTCGCGCGCTTGCGGCGAAGGTCTGGCCATCTCAATTGAGAAAGAAACCTGCGGCAAAGTCCGCTGCGAAGATTTGCGGGATGACGTCGATTGGCAATTTTTGCGGGGTTCAGCTTGACCGATCCGCATGTAGGGCGGGGCGTCGTCATCGGAAATTCACTCAGTGGTTTTTCCGCGATTCTGTCCTACACAAATTTTTTTAAGTTGCAAATTCAACTTAATCAGTCACATACGACATATTTGCGTTGCAACAAATCGACGCCACCTGTTTATTTGTCCAGGCGATTTTCGTCAGATTCAAAGTTCCGCCATCGGATTCTAGACCATACGGAACTGCGTCACAGTCTCCTACCGCACCAACGCTCGGGTAGGAAATCGCCGTCAGATGCGTCAGACGCTGCGGTGCACGCATGAAGCCTGAATTCTGGACGCGCCTTTGCGGATTCCAAAGCGAGAACGTTTTCAACCCGTGGGTTGATCAAGATCCGCTTGATTTACCGGGTGACGGCGCTAGCGATCGGCGGATACGGCTGAACCGGCATTTTAGCCGCGATGCGAAGTATCTCCTGATCGGCGAGGCGCCCGGCTATCGCGGCTGCCATTTCAGCGGCATTCCCTTCACATGCGAGAAGCAACTCTGTGATGGCATTGTGCCGCGATTGCCGGTACACGCTCGCTTCACCACGCGCGATCTGCCGTGGTCTGAGGGGTCAGCCACGGTCATCTGGTCGACGCTCTACGAACTGGGCATCGCGGAACAGACGGTGCTTTGGAATGCATTCGCCTTCCATCCCCATCTGCCGGGAGACCTGTATTCGAATCGCACGCCGACGCGTGAAGAGCTTCTTTGCGGAATGGACATTCTCGCCATGGTGGTCGAGGCCTTTCCGGGCGCGACACGGATTGCGGTCGGCAAGACCGCCGCGACAACGCTCAAGAACCTGAATTTCCGCATCGATCACGAAGTGCGGCACCCGAGCATGGGTGGGGCGAATCAGTTCAGAGCGCAGATGCGCAACCTGGTGTCGCAGACATGAGCAAGTTTATGGCGCGGCCGAGAGGATCGATCCTGCCCGACAAGCCAGCACGAGTTTCGACAGATGCAAGCTGTGCCAGGTACTCGTCTCCGTCGGTTCCGCAAGCGGAATACATAGGTACCGCCTCTCGCCCGCGCCGCCTTAATGGCCAATCTCAGATGCGCGAGCTCGCCGCATGACGGCACCAGACCTAAAGACCGCGACCTATGAAGAGGTGGTGGCGTTCATCGAATCGTCCCTTATTGCAGGGACAAAGAGCCTCATAGGCAAGCCTTTCAATCCAGGGCCCGACCTAGCCGCGTTTGAGCGGATTCTCCGCGGTCTGGCGATCAACCCCAATGACCCGATCATTTGCATCAACGGTTTATGGATTGACACCAGAACAATCCGGTTCGATCCGGACAGTTATGCATTGACTGTGGATGCAGTGCCCGATCCAGTGCCCGATCCAGACGGGTACCGCTTCATCGTGACGGTCGACGCGACCACAAATAAGGCCACCGTGACGCCCGCATGAGTGCCATCGTCTCCACTGCGGAAATCGATGGGCTGCTTGCCGCTGACTCGCCGGTTGCTATCGGCGTGTCCGGTGGCAAAGACAGCCAGGCTGCCGCGCTCGCGACATTCGATCATCTGAACGCAATCGGCCATCGAGGGCCGCGCGTCTTGATCCATAGCGATCTCGGTTCTGTCGAGTGGAATGAATCGCTCCCGGTGTGTCGCCGGCTGGCCGCACACCTGGGCGTCGAACTGATTGTTGTCAGCCGCAAGGCCGGTGGCTTACTCGAGCGCTGGCAATCTCGCTGGCAGTCCAGCGTTCGCCGTTACGAGAACCTTGAGACCGTGACGCTGGTTCTCCCTTGGTCTACGCCATCGATGCGCTTTTGCACGTCGGAACTGAAAACCCATGTCATCGCCGCCGAGCTCCGCCGTCGCTTCAAGGGCCAGACCATTGTCAATGTCACCGGCGTCCGACGCGAAGAAAGCGCAGCGCGCGCCAAAGGGTCGATCGCGAGCCAGGACGCAGATGGCAAGGCGTGGAGCTGGCGGCCTATCTCAGACTGGACGGTCGCCCAAGTATTCGCGCGCATTGCCGCCAGCGGTCTCGCTGCGCACGAAGCCTATACGCGCTTCAACATGAGCCGCGTCTCCTGCCGCTTCTGCATCATGTCGAATGCCTCAGATATGGCTGCGGCGAGCGCTGCACCTGAATCCCATGGCCTTTACCGGCACATGGTCGACATGGAGATCGTAAGCACCTTCGGGTTCCAAGGATCGCGCTGGCTTGCTGATGTCGCGCCACACCTGCTCTCTAATTTTGTCCGCGCCGAAGTTGTTCAGGCCAAGCAGCGGGCTGCGCTACGAGTCACGTTAGAAAAGCTGATCACGAGGGACATGCTCTACGTCAAGGGCTGGCCGACACGCCTGCTGACCAATGCCGAGGCCGCCACGCTGGCAAGAGTACGTAAGGGCGTGAGTGATCTGATAGGGCTCCGATCTCACTATCTGGACGTCGCGAGCATCCACGGCCGGTACGCCGAACTGATGTCCGAGAAGGCGGCAGCATGATCAAGACAGGTATTGAATGGACCGACGCGACCTGGAACCCGGTCCGTGGCTGCTCACGCGTCAGCGAGGGACGCCAACGGTGCTACGCCGAAAGCATAGCGCGGCGCTTCTCTGGGCCCGGTAAACCGTACGAAGGGCTAATCCATTCGACTGGCCGATGGAATGGGCGCATCCATCTCGCCGAAGATCATCTGCTTGACCCGATTCGCTGGGGAAAAGGTCGCCGCATATTCGTCAATTCGATGAGCGATCTGTTCCACGAGGCGATTCCCTTCGATTACATCGACAAAGTATTCGCCGTGATGGCCTGCACCACGCGACACACCTATCAGGTGCTCACGAAGCGGCCCGAGCGGATGCTCGAATATTTCGATCGGCTACGGTGGAATGCCTACACCGAGGATGGTGTCGTTCATGAGGGCTACACCTACGATCAAGAGACGCGATGGTTTGGCGGACCGTACGCCCTGGCCGGCCTCCCTGATCAGGTTCGCCCGAGCCGCGTATACGACGAGTGGAAGCCGAATCGAGGGAAGGGCGGCTACGACAACTGCGGACCGCTGTGGCCACTGGAGAACGTTTGGCTCGGCGTGAGCTGCGAGAATCAACCGACAGCGGATCAGCGTATCCCGCTATTGATGAAAGTTCCTGCCGCCGTCCGGTTCCTATCGTGTGAACCGCTATTGGGTCCTATCGATCTGACTCGCATTGTGCTGGCCGCGAATGTGCCAATCACTGACTGCGCAGATCCTCGATTCGACAAGGTGAATTTTACCGTCAACGCGCTCCGCGGCGCGCAGTCAATCAAATTTTCACCCGTCAACTGGGTGATCGTCGGCGGAGAGAGTGGCCACGGTTCCCGCCCCATGGAAATCGAATGGGCCCGCGCACTCAAGGATCAGTGCGCCGCCGCCGGCACCGCGTTTTTTATGAAGCAGGGATCGCGCGCCAACTGGCACGACTTCAAGAACTTCGAATCTTTTCCAATCGATCTCCAGGTACGCCAATGGCCGACCTGAATCTATCCATAACGGATCCAGTGATCGACTGGGAAGTGGAAGCGAAGCGATGGCGCGCCATTGCCGCCGCTCTTTACCCCGCAGCTCGCACCGCTGGATGCCTTTGTGAGTACGAACGCACAAAGGGCGGTGTTCCAATTTGGTACCCCGCCGAGGGCGGCGGCATTGAACGCAAACTGATCAAGCGTTGCGCGCGCTGCAAAGCGCTTGAAATGCATGAAACCGCAGTGAAAGCGGAGGGAACATGAGACGAAAACCGTTGACCCCCGGAACCCAGAACGAAAGGGTGTGGACCTATCTCAAACGAGGTTTAAAGCTGACTCAACGCCGCGCACTCCGGTTCGGCGTTGATCGTCTCGCCTCCCGCGTGCACGAGCTAAAGAGCCGCGGATACCGGATTAAGGCCGTGATCGTCACCGTCGGCGAGGACAAGCGGATCGCCGAATACTTCGCACCTCGGCGCCGCGCATGAGCGCAGTCCTGGATCCGCACACCGGCGTTCCCGACAGAGGCCTGCAGGCCGATGTGGCTTTGGAAGCCAAGATCGACGCCGCATGGAATCTCATGAAGCGCGCACTGATGAGGGCTGTGTAATTGGGCGGATATACACCGGTTTTCGATAGCGTCTATGACGGCACACTTTGCGGTAAATGGCCGACACTTCCAGTATGGCTGTCGATTCTGCCAATGGCCGATTGGCGCGGTCACATTGAACTGACATACCAGGCGATCGCGGCTCGCACTGGCTGGCCCCTTGAACTGCTGAAGCAGGGTATCGCCGAACTAATGGCGCCGGACCCGGAAAGTCGTACCGCGGAATGCGACGGTAGGCGTCTCGAATTGCTTGACGAGCATCGCAATTGGGGCTGGCGGGTAATCAACATTCAGATCTACCGCAACAAGGCCAGCGGCAAAGATCAGGTTGAGGATGGTCGAAACGCCGCGAAGGTACGCCGCTACAAGGAACGCCAGAAGACACCGGCAGACACCGAAGGACACCGGCAGACACCTTCAGACACTAACTCATACTCAGACGTAAACACAGACTCAGACTCCGGAAAAGAATCTACGGCGCGCCAAAGCCGCGCGCCATCTGACCAGCCTGCCGAATTCTTGGATTTCAGGCTTGCGTATCCGAATCGCGCTGGAGATCAAGGCTGGCGCAAAGCCGTCAGGGCCGCGAACGCTCGGCTGGCGGAAGGCCATACCTGGTTGGAGATGGTCAACGGCGCCAAGCGCTATGCGGCCTACGTTCGTTCCACGGGAAGCGAAGGTACCGAGTACGTCAAGCAGCCCTGCACATTCCTCGGACCTGACAAGCATTTCCTGGCCGATTGGGATCCGCCGCCAGGTAAAGCGGAACGCCGGCTGTCGGCAAACCTCGACGTCGCTGCGCAATTTCTCGCTGGAGGTTCCAAGTGATCGACGCCGACAAGGCTGAATTCGTGAAGGTCGTCATGGGTTTTGCGGAACTGAAGGGCAAGCAACTGAGTTTGCCTGCGGTCGAACTCTACTGGCGCGCGATGCGTGACTGGCCGCTGGATTACTTCATGGCCGCCGCGGAGCGCCTGGTGAAAACGAGCCAGTTCATGCCAGAGCCGTACCATTTCGAGGAACTTCGCAAATCCGGCCGCATGACGGCAGGCGAGGCCTTCGCAAAGGCGCTGGAGTGGGCCAAGAGCGGCGCATACCGACATCCCGCTCAATCCCCCGAGGCCATCTTCATCGACAGCGTGGTGCAAGCGATGGGCGGATGGAGCCGTATTGCCGGGTCCGATCCTGACGATGTTCAGTGGACTGAGAAACGCTTCGCGGAGCATTTCGCAGAACTGCAGGATGTGACCGAAACGCGCGAGGCCCTACCGCAGATCGCCATGTCACCAGGGCTGCAGATCCTCTTGCAGCGTCAGACTAAGCAGATCACCGGTCCGAAGTCATCGAGCCCAAGGCCTGCGCTGGAGGCGGCAAAGCCATGAGCTGCGAATTCATCCCGTCACTACAACACCCGGATACCTGCAAGACGTGCGGCTCGTCGTTTTTCCAGCACGAGCGCAAGACTGCCGCGAAGGTTGGCCGGAAACGCGCTCTTACGCCCCAGCAAGAGGCTGAGATCGTGACTCGGTACAAAGGCCGCAGTGTCAGCGAAAAGGCCAAGCAACTCGGCATAAGCACGGCCACTTTGTACAACATCGTGCAGAGGCACCAAGCATGACATGGACCTGCCACGCCCATCCTGCGGCGCTCGGTGGCAAGCCGTGCTGTCACATCAACACCAGCCAGCAGTCGGTGCAGTTCCAAGGTAAGCCGCTCGAGTACTGCGAGGCGTGCGGGTGCACGAAGATCGCAAGCGATCACCGGTTGAAACGGATAGGTGCGACGTGATGCGTAAACCCGACTTCGTGATCGGACCGCCAGCAGCGCCATACCTTCGCCGATGGTGGCTCATTCCGCGCAATCGATGGTTCAACGTGTACCTGCACGAGATCCTGCAGAGCGATGACGACCGGGCGCTGCATTGTCATCCCTGGGTAAACCTATCGATCATCCTGAAAGGCGCATATCGCGAGCACATGCCTGGCGGCATCTCTCGCGTTCTGTCCGCCGGGAGCGCTGTCGTGCGCCGCGCGGTAGCTGCACACCGCTTGGAAGTGGCGAGGGGTCCGGTGTGGACTTTGTTCATAACCGGCCCTCGAATTCGAGAGTGGTTTTTCCATTGCCCGAAAGGCCTTGTTCACTGGAAGGATTTCACGGCAACCGGTAATTACGGTGAAGTCGGAAGAGGTTGCGACCAATGATGGTTGCATGCCAGTCCTGTTCAGAGAAATTCTCACCAAAGCCCCGTGGCTACAACGCGCGTTACTGCTCGGATACCTGTAAGCGCCGAGCTCAGCGCGCGCGATTGTTGAAGATAAATCCGAACCAACTGAGATCCGCTCGCGCCAGATCCTACCAGCAGACAAGAAAGCACCCAGATCGACTATCAAAGCATCGCGCCGTCGCTAGAAAATATCGACAAAAAGGACGCGATTGGTTGGCTGCGTACAAACTGAAACACGGTTGCGCTGATTGCGGATACCGAGAGCATGCGGCGGCGCTGCAACTGGATCATGAAGGGCCGAAAGCAGTAGAGATTGCTGAGGCGAGATCGAGCATTCGCCGATTGCAGGCGGAAATTGAGTCCGGCCTGTGCAAAGTCAGGTGCGCAAATTGTCACTCCATTCGGACTTGGGAACGAAAACAATCTCAGCGCGACAGCGGCCAGGTCGGCAGGGGATGCGAATGAGCCGCGCCTACCAACTCGGCTACACCGAAGGACTGGGGCGAAAGAGCCCGGGAGCATGCCCCTACCGCGGCGATACCGCCGGCTCGATGGAGTTGCAGTTGCGTTGGATGGCCGGCTGGTTTGACGGCCGTACGCGCGGTCCATTACCGAAACGGCGTAAGAATCTGAAGCCTCGCCGCCCTTACGCTCGCGTGCGCTGGCCGCGAAGCGAGTACGCGCGGCGAAGGCTTGAGGCGTTGCTTCACGTCGAGGTGCGAGCGCGATCCCCGTCGACATGACCACGAAGCATGAGCCTCCAGACAGTATTGGTGACTGCTTCCCGTGTTGTATCGCTAGCATCCTGGAGCTGCCGCGCGAGTTGGTACCGCACGTTTACGAGGGCGAAGGCTGGCTCGATGAGAGCGGCAAAGTGGGAATGCGAAGGCTGCAGGAGTGGTTGGCCCAGCGCGGGCTGTATTTCATGGAATTCGGCGTCAAGGTTGAGGATTTACCTGGCTGGAAGCCGTTCATCGAGTGCCACTACGTTCTGAGCGGCATGAGTCCGCGCGGCCATCGTCACGCCACGGTCGGCTACAACGGCGAGATGGTGCACGACCCACACCCGAGTCGCGGCGGCGTCTCGCCTGACGACGGGCAATATTCGCTTGGCTTCCTGGTGAAGCGATGATCACCGATCCCGCCAAAGCCATGGAATCTCAATTCTGGTTCGCCCGCAGCCTCAAGGATTCCGGCGTCACGATTTACTTTCGTGGCGCCACTGATATTCCCAAATGTTGGGAAATCATCCGTAACGCCATCGTCGATTTCCACCTTGGCGACAAATTGACGCACAAGCGCGCTCAAGAGACGTACTCGCAGTCATTTGAGCGCGCCACGGGGCAGCCGCTGGTGCCGGTGAATGAGGGGAGCGCAGCATGAAAGCCCTTACAATCTGCCAGCCATACGCCTCGCTGATTATCCGCGGCGACAAGCGCGTCGAGAACCGCACCTGGCCGACATCGCATCGCGGACCGATGTATATCCACGCGGGCAAGAGCCGCGCATGGTTCGACGATGACCAGCATCTGATTGACGAATTCGGTTCCATGCCGCCCTTCGGCGCTGTGATTGGCATCGCCAAACTGATTGATTGCGTCGAATTCTGCGACATCGTGATGGGCGATTACGATCAGAAATACCCTTGGCTACGCACGCACGAGCATGCCAACGGCCCTTGGTGCTGGATCCTTGACAACGTGGTGCCCGTCGGACCGTGGCCCTATCGCGGCGCGCAGGGGATTTTCGACATCAACGACCTGGACCAAGTAGCCAATCGAGAGCTTGGCATCACGGAGAAATCAGCATGAACGACCTGCTCGGACAGCAACTAACCGATACGCCCCCAATGGGCGCACCGCTACCGCTGCGCGTGTTCCGCCTCAACGACTGCGAATGGTGGCTCGCACCGACGCTTGAAATTGCGAAGGCCGATTATCAAAAATTGTGCGGGCCGATACCCGACGAGGAAGCGTTCGACGAGCCGCGCGAATTATCGGACGACGAACTCTGCAAGCGGCATTTCTTCGACACCGATGACAACGAGGAGCCGATCAAATCGAGCCGCCGCACGTTCTATGAGGAGCTGCGTCAGCAGATAAAAGCTGACCCGATCACACCCAGGCTGTTCGCCTGTACGGAGTACTGAAATGAGCGGACAGAACAGCAAATCCAGCAAGATCGAACGCATTCTCACGCGGGTGAACGTGCTCGCCGACATGCATCAACTGCAGATCGATCATGAACAGGGGACGATCGCCGATCAGCAGCGCTCGATTGAGGAACTCACCAACAGCCTGAAACTTGCGACCGAGACCGCGCACCGCCTCGAGGCCGAGAACGCACGGCTGCGCAAGTACCTCGGCAGTGTTCTGTTCAAGCGGCGCCGGTTGGAATCGGCGAGCGACGTTGCCCAGCGACTCGAACCGAAATGGGGTGCGCGATGATCTGGTGGCTGTTTCTGCCCTGCGCATATTTCCTTTTCTGCGTCGCATTGATGCGGTTTTTTAGGTGGGCGAATTCGTGCGATGAGCAAACGGATAAGCAGAACTTCAAGGTCACGAAGATTAAAGGCTTTGCCCGCGATGTGGTGAATGCGCTCAATGACGAGGCCGAGGACGGCAGTTGTCCAGTAAGCCGAATGCTCGACGCGGCAATTGAGCACGCCCTTGACCAGGGCTCCGAAAATGTCGATTACGACGATGAAACGGAATCGTGATGCGCGCCTCTGACCTCCCGCCAGATCTGCGCCGCAAACTGCTGGGCGAAGTCAAAAAGGCACCGAAGCCAGAGGAAAACGAAGGCGAGAACCTACTTGCGTTTCAGATCAAAGCGATGAAGCTGCCGGTGCCGCTGAGGCAATTCAAGTTCGCGGGGGCGCTAGGAAGAAAGTTCGCGGCCGATTTTTGCTTCGTGGAATACAAACTCATAGTCGAGGTTTCGGGCGGAATCTGGATGAAGGACGGCGGCGCGCACTCCCGGCCGCAGAAGATCGAACTTGATTTTGAGCGCCAGCAGTACGCCGCGTATCTAGGATTTTTGATGATGGCGTTCGTACCTGACGACGTATTTAGCGGGCACGCGATCGATTGGACCGCGAAGACCTTGGGGAGGCTTGGGTGGAGGCGGTGAGCGACGAACTGGACCCGCGAATAAAGCAGCGGCAAATGACGTGTAAGCACGCCATGATCAAGCCGTTTCCGACCAGCGTCGAGCGCTGCGTCCATTGCGGCGTGAGCGCGGCGGACTGGAAAGTATTGCACGCTGAAATGCCGATGGTTTGGGGTATGCCTTGAGGGTTTTTCACGTCTTGACACACAGGGGATAATTGATGAATGCGACTGCTCAGATGAGCGCGGGACTTACGGACGATTACCAACTTTCGGCCATGGAGAATCGTTTGCTGGATAATCACGTCGATTTGAATAAGCGCCGCTACAGCCGAATGGATGAGCGATTCAAGACCGTCGATGAGCAATTGAGGGCACTGGCGATACACCGCCGCGCCGGTGGTGCGCCACCGGACCCCGTTTCGCACATGGGAAAGGTCGTCGAACAGACCCCGTTGGGCGCATCGCAGGCGGGACATCAAGCGCCATTGCCAGAAGATTGCGCGCTGACTGATTTCTGCGTGGCCCAACTCCCGGCCATCAAGCGCCTGGTCCATGATGCCGAGTACGATCATTGCGTAGGGCAGTCGAAAGAGGTCAAGCGCGCATGGCTGAAGCGCAAGCACGGTATCAAGATGTCGAATTCTGCGTGGGATACGAACCTGAAGGGTGTCAGGGAGATGGTCATGGCGCTGCGCAAGACGGTCATGAAGATGCTCAACGCGGCGGAAAATAAAATTTGAACATGTGTTTGGTTATGGATATATATGCAAATGTGGACATTGTAGACTCAGCGGCAGAGCACCTGACCGCCGCTATGCTCTATCGGATCGCGGCGCGCGGTGCGGCGCTCGTAGGATCAATCCACGAATGCAGCCACGTGCAAGCACACGTGAACCGCGCCGCCAATCAAGATCTTCAGGACACCGCGCGGCGGAATCTGCCGACCAGGCATTCGAGCGAATTGCTCGACAACTGGCCTCGGTGGGTTCGACCGTGCATGAAGGTCGATGCAGTCAAAAAGACATGGACTACGAACCAAGAAGCTTCCCTATTGAGCGCGACGAAGCGCCCAGCGATCATTACACCTATGCCGACGGCGTGAGCCGCGCAGGCATCAACGGCGCCGCGTACAAAGAACTGTGGCGCGAGAATAAGCGCCGCACGGAAGCTTCGAAACATTCAAGAGCGTCGCACACCGCATGATCACCGAATTCGGCAATGGCCTACTCTACGGTGACGCCTCTTTGGCCAAGGTCAACCTGAACAAGCTGACCAATGCGCAGAGGGCCGTCATGGGCTTACCCCCAAGGATCTCCCGTCAACGCGGTCCGGCCGACAACACCGAGATGCAAGAGCGGGAAGCAGAGACTCTGCGCCGCGATATCGCAACCGGTAAGATCGCGCCAGCCTCCGTGCGCTTGGCAGAGCAGCTGCGCGAGATGCTCGGCAAGTGGGCCATGCGCGGAATTCAATAGATTTGAACCGCATCACAAAATTCAACCACGACGCAAAGTAGGTAGGCCAAGGCCAATCTTCCCCTTCGGGGGCGTGGTAACCAGTGTTCGGGGCTGAAATATGCCCGTTCAGCGGCACGCGCTTGCCATCCCTTGGGCGGCGTGTCACACCTCATCCCGCTTCGGCGGGATCTTTTATTCCTGGAGACCACAATGCTTTCGACCATTCGTAAACCGCTGATGGCGCTTGTCGCTGGCCTTCTGATCGCATTGGCAGGCCTCACGCCGCAAACGGCTGACGCAACGCCGCAGTACACCACCAGTCACCGCAACAACGCGATGTCGGATCTGGTGACCGCGATAGGCGGAACCGGCTTCATGATGGTCCTAACTGGCTCGCCGCCCGCGAGCGTCGCGACGGTCGATACGGGGACCGTGCTTGTGGTGCTGCCTCTATCAGCCACAGCCGGCACGGTCTCAGGCGGCGTCCTGACCTTCAACGCGATCACGGCCACTGCGGCCAGCGCGACCGGTACGGCCGGGCATTTCCTGATCTGCACCACGTCCAACACCACCAATTGCGTGGCCGTCTCGAGTACGACTCGCATCATTCAAGGCACAGTCTCAACGTCTGGCGCAGATGCTAATTTTGCGACCGTGGCATTCACATCCGGAACGACCATCAGCGTGAGCACTGCGACGATTACCGCCGAAGGCGCGTAAGACAAAGTGGCGAAGCAATCGCAGGTCAGCTTTCCGCTCACGACGCTCAGTGCGGGAAGTGTGGTCGGCCCGCTGACGACCGAGATTCTGCCCTCAACACTGGCAGTCTACGTCGTTGACCTGAGTAACGATGAGTCCTGGCCGGCCAGCGGGGATGTCTGCACGATTTTGGTCGAGCAGTCGAACGACTCAGGAAACACCTGGGCGCTTGACTCATCGGTAACGCTCGCCGGGGGCGCGTGGAAAACGCGGGCTGGCGCGACCATGAATGCGATCCCCCTGTCTGTGAGTTTCGACAATGCGGGCTCTGCCACTCGCGAACTTCGATTGACGGTGAAGGTCATTCAGGACTGCACGCTCGGGGCGACCCTATCTAGCCTATAAGGATTTAGGCTATGACGATTTCGGTACTGCAAGAGCGCCAGGTCGACAACGGCGGCGCCACTACCTCGTTAATCTCGCTTGCCTTTAGTTCCAGCGTCACGACCGCTTCTTCGATCCACGCGGTCGGCATGGGCGTCGAACCCGCATCCTTTGCGTGTGCCGATACGGCGAACGGCTCGTATGGTGCCGCGCTCGATTTCCTTGACGATACGGACCCCGCTTCTACTGTTTCGATCGCTCACTTTAAATTCGACGGCAGTGCGGCCGGTGCAAACACCGTCACGATTACGCCGAGCTCCGCTTCAGCGTTTCTTAGCATCTGGATTCGCGAGATCGGGGGCACGTCGGGTCTCGACACCCATCACGCCCAGATCCAAAACGCCGCTGGCACTTCCACGAATGGCTTAAGCAGCGGGACGGCCACTCCATCAGCCCAACCAGGGCTTATTTCCGCTCTGTCTGCGAACGTGGGCAACGGCTCGCCGGCGCCGACAGCCGGGACTGGCTTCACGGCCGGTATTTCCGGGTGGTCGTCCGGCGCGCAATCCGAGTCCCTGCGCTACACCGCGACATCCGCGATAGCTGCGACCTTCACCGCGAGCTCGGTGGATGACTACATCACGCTCGCGGCCTTCTTCAAGGAGGCGGGCGGCGGTGGTGGCGGGGTCACCGGCACGCTTGCGGCGAATGACGCGCCCGACACCGCGGCGATCAGTGGCGCGAGCAGCGTCTCGGGAACCGTATCCGCCTCTGACGGCCAAGATACGCTCTCGGCATCTGGCGCGCTCCGGGTCAGCGGAGCTGTAACGGCGACAGACGCCTCTGATGTAGCGTCCATCGCTGGCGCGGTGAGTGGCAATGACAGCGGCACGGCTACGATGGCCGACGCTCAGGACGCCTTTGCAGCCAGCGGCAGCGTGACCGATAGCGGCAGCGTCGCGGCGACTGACGCCAACGACACCGTGGCGATATTGGGATCGACGAAGGTCACCGGCACCGCGCCAATGGCGGACGGCCAGGACCATGCGTCGATTAGTGGGGCTGTCACCGACACGGGAACGGCACCGATTGCCGATGCCCAAGACACCGCGGCGATCAGTGGCACGGTCACTGACGCCGGAACGGTAGCGGCGGCAGACGCGCAGGACAGCTTCGCCGCTTCAGGTTCTGTTGCCGGGTCGATAGCCGGAACTGTGGCGGCTACCGATGCGACAGACACGTTTGCAGTTACGGGCGCTCTCGCAGATCCCGGCAGCGTTGGCGCAACCGACGCGCCCGATGCGATGGCGCTTTCAGGCGCGGTCACCGATTCAGGCTCTGCACCGATTGCGGATGCGCAGGATGTTGCAAACATCGCGGGCAATGTCGGTGGTGGTGGCGTTGTTTCCGCCATTGATGCGCCGGACACGTTCAGCGCGTCCGGCTCAACCAAGATCAGCGGCATGGTTGCCGCGCAAGACGCTCAGGATCTGGCAAGCGTCGCTGGATCCGTCACGGATACGGGCGTTGCCAGCATCCATGATGCGCAAGACGTCGCCGAGATTTCAGGGTCTGCGACGCCGACGATCGCGGGTAACCTATCGGCGACCGATGCACCCGACCCCATGCTCGCCACTGGTGGCATGTCGGATTCTGGTTCGGTAGCCGCAACGGAGGCACCAGATTTGGTGTCGATAGCTGGAACTGCCGGCATTGTGATGCCGCACTTCCTCATCGAGGCGACCTTCCAAGACCGGCTCATCGAGGCGACCTTCCAAGACCGGCTCATTACTGGGTACCACTGATGATCACCGGTCCATTGCCTTACGCGGAATTCTTCCTGGCGGTTGGCGATGTCAACACCTTCGGTATTGACTGGGCAAAGTGGCTGAAAAAACCATGGCGCGCCGGGCAATTGGTCACCGTCGGCGCGGTGATTCGTCCACGCACGCCGAATGGGTACCAGCTGACCGCGACAGTTGGCGGCCAGTCAGGAAACGTAGAGCCAATCTGGCCCACCACGATTGGTCAAACCATAGTGGATGGCAGCGTCACTTGGGCTGTCGAGGCCCTCGATCTGACATCGCTTTCGGCGACAGTCGTAAGCGCGCAATGGCAAGTGCCCACCGGTGTTGCCGTCGACGGCCAATCGCTTAGCGGGCAGATCGTGAGCGCGGTTCTCGATGTCACCCAAGCAGTTGTCGGCCAGACCTACACCGTCAACGTCCCCACCACGATGTCGGACGGCGAGGTGAAGACCGGCCGCATCGTTTTGAAGGTTCGCTGATAAGGCTCGCTGAAATGACCGAGGAAGTAATTCAGAGAACGACTCCAGATTGGGAGCGTGTAGAAGCTGACTATCGCGCTGGGCTTCTTTCTCTGCGCGAGATCGCGACCAAGGATGGTCATGTCACTGAGGGCGCTATTCGCAAGAAGGCGAAGAAGCTCGGATGGACCCGTGACCTGGCCGCCAAGATCCAGGCCAAGGCTGATGATCTGGTACGCAAAGAGGCGGTACGCATACCCGGTACGCAGCAGACCGAGTACGCGCCGGCTGCGGAGCGCGTACTTGTTGAGGCCAATGCCCATGCCATTGCAGGGGTGCGGTTGCGGCATCGCAAGGACATATCGACGGGTCAGACCGCGTGCCTGGAGATGCTGACCGAGTTGAGCGCATCCGTGAAAGCGCAGGATAAGCCGCTGTCGGCGAGGGCGGCAACACTCAAGACGTTGACGGATTCCCTCAAGAGCCTGGTCACACTCGAGCGCGAGGCCTGGGGCCTTAAGACGGATGGCGAGGGCGATACGCCATTGGAACCACCTGTCATCAAGCTAGGATTTGCGAATGGCGGTCCCGGTCGAAGCGCTCGCCCCGAAAGTTCGTGACCTCTGTTTCGACGCCGATGGCAACTGGATACCGTCTGACTACAAGGTGATGCACGGAGGTCGTGGCGGACTGAAGAGCTGGGGGTTTGCCACGGTCGCGGTCCTGTTGGCAGCCATGGAGACCCCGCTTCGCATCGCCTGCGCGCGTGAATACCAGAATTCGATTGAGGAATCGGTTCACCAAGCAATCGTCGCTCAGATTGATAGGCTCGAGCTTCGCCCCTATTTTGATATCGGTAAGCGGGCGATTGAGTCATTTTCAGGATCCAAGTTCTTCTTCGCCGGCATAAAAACCGAGCCTTCCAAATTCAAGTCGACCGAAGGCATCGACATCCTTTGGATCGAAGAAGGCGAGAAGGTCAGCGAGGACAGTTGGCAGATCGTTGAGCCTACGATCTTGCGACGGCCAAGCGCTGAGATTTGGTGCGGGTTCAACCCGGATCTTGAGAAGGATGCGACCTCAAAGAGGTTCTTAGGGCCAGAGCGCTATCATGCGCCGCACGCCCGGATCATCGAGACGAATTGGCGGGATAATCCATGGCTGCCAGAGAAAATGATCCGGCTGAAGGATCATTTGGCCCGGGTCGATCCGGACGCCTATGCCCATGTCTGGGAAGGGCAGTTCCGCCGCAACAGCGCAGCGCAGGTGCTCAAGGGCAAGTATTCGATCGAGGCCTTTGAGCCTCAGTCTGGATGGTCAGGCCCTTATTACGGCGTGGACTGGGGATTCTCGGTCGATCCCACGGCGATGATCCGTTGCTGGGTTCACGAAAACCGGCTGTACATCGAGAAGGAAGCCTACGGGGTCGGCGTCGAGACGGTTGACCTGCCGACGCTGTTTCAGGAAATCCCCGGTTCTTCGACGCATATGTCTCGCGCAGACAACGCGCGACCTGAGCACATCAGCCACTGCAACCGACACGGCTTCCCTCGCATGATCGCGGCGGCCAAGTGGCCCGGCTGTGCGGAGGACGGCGTGAGCCATCTTCGCAGCTACGAAAAAATCATCATTCATCCAGATTGTGAGCATGCCAAGGAAGAGGCGCTACTGTGGTCCTACAAAACCGACAAGGTGTCGGGCGATGTGCTACCGGAGCTTATGGATAAGCACAACCACGTCATGGACGCAATCCGGTACGCCCTAGAGCCAATGATCAAGCGACGCGGCTCGAAGATCACGCCGCTACGTTTTCGATAGAGGCACTATGACCGATCCTATTCGCCAAACTTCAGCGCACGTCGATCAAATGGCCAAAGACTGGCCGCTGATCGATGCTCTGATGCACGGCACGCCCGAGATGCGCGAGGGAGGCGAGAAGTGGCTGCCTAAGTGGCCTCTCGAGGAACAGGACGTTTATGCCCGGCGCGTGGCTGTGGCGACGCTCCATCCCGTGTTCAAGCGCACGGTATTGGTCAATGCCGCGCGGCCGTTCTCGCGTCCGATGAAGTTGGGCGACAAGACGCCGCAAAAAGTCCTGGACTGGTCTGAGGACATCGATCTTCAGGGGACGACGCTTGCCGCCATGGCGGTGGGCCTTATGGTGTGCTGCCTATCGAAGGGCTTGACCGGCATCCTGATCGACTATCCTAAGGCGGAAGGCGTCAAGACTGTTGCAGACGAGAAGGTGACGGGGGCCCGGCCATACTGGGTTCATTACGACGCCAATTCATTCTTGGGCTGGAAAGTGGACAAAGGTCCGCACGGGATGCAACTCATGCAGTTGCGCCTCTTGGAATCCGTCCAGATCGATGACGGTGAGTTCGGAACCAAGACGATTGAGCAGGTCAGGCTGCTGACGCCCGGCGCCTGGGCGATCTATCGCGAGAACGACAAAAAGGAATGGGAATTATTCGAGAGCGGCAAAACGACGCTCGACTTCATCCCGTTCGTGTTTTTCTACGGTACCCGCAAGGGTTATGGGGCAGGCTGCTCGCCACTCAAGGATTTGGCGTACCAGAATCTGGAGCACTACCAGAGTTCGAGCGATCAGCAAACGATTCTCGGCGTGGCCAGAGTGCCCATCCTCTTCGCGCGCATGTTTGACGACGGGGTGCTTGCCGTAGGCGCGGGCTCTATCGCAACGGCGCAACACGAGAAATCCACGCTCGAATACGTCGAACATACCGGCGCCGCCATTGACGCCGGCAGTAAGTCGATCCTGGACCTCGAAGATCGAATGCGCTCGACCGGCGCGGAATTGATTTCTCAAAAGACGGCCTACACCACTGCGACGCAAATATCGAGCGAAGTGGATTCGGCCAAGAGCACTTTGCAGCAGATTGTCGAGGTGTTCGAAGAATGCCTCGAGAAAGCGCTCAACGTCACGGCGGCTTGGGTGAAGGAGCCTGAAACAGCCGAAGTTGAACTCTACAAAGACTTCGCGTCCGGCAATGACACTGATCCTGCGACGCTCCACACGGCGGTCGAGAAGAAAACCCTGTCTCGTCAGTCGGCATTCGAAGAGCTGCAGCGTCGCGATGTCATCTCACACGATCGAACTTGGGAGGATGAGCAAGGGCGCATCAAACGGGAAGCGAATGACTTTCCTGAAAGCGGCCCAACGATCCCGCAAGGGCGGCCGCAGGTAAACGAGAACATACCCTGATTATTGCTGATGCCCGGATGGGCTAGGCGCTCGCAGTCGGATGACTGCATTGACGCGGTTGATGCCGCAAGGTGATGCATGAAACTCAAAGTCGAATCTGTCAATGGTGCCGAATATGCCGTTCTGAAGGAAGGCAAGCCGGTCTACGTGCACAACGACGGCAAGGAGATCGAATTCGATGCGCCGGCAACGGTCGCAACGATATCCCGCCTGAACGGTGAGGCGAAGTCGCACCGCGAGCGCGCGGAGGGCTTGGAAACGACCCTCAAGGGATTCGAGGGGCTGGACCCAGCGAAGGCCCGCCAGGCGCTGGAAATCACCGGCAAACTCGACGCCAAGAAGCTGATCGATGCGGGCGAGGTCGATAAAGTGCGTTCGGAAGCTCAGAAAGCCTTTCAGGATCAAGTCGCGGCGATCGAAGAGAAGTACGCGCCAGTGATCAAGGAACGCGACGGATATCTGTCCGCGCTTGTGAACGAGAAAGTTGGCGGCGCTTTCGCGCGATCGAAACTGATTGCGGACAAGCTCGCCATTCCAGCGGATATGGTCCAAGCGCGCTTCGGCGATGCATTCAAGCTCGAAGGCGACACGGTGATTGCCTATGACAAGTCGGGCAACAAGATCTTCTCCCGCGCGAAGCCGGGCGAGGTCGCGGGGTTCGATGAAGCGCTCGAGATCCTGATCGACAACTATCCGTACAAGGATCACATCATCAAGGGCTCTGGCGCGAATGGCGGCGGCGCGAATGGCGGCGGCGCGAACGCGAACGGCAAGAAAGTCCTTACCCGCGCGCAGTTCGACGGCCTGAGCCTCGGTGCACAGAAAGCGCATTTCAAGAACGGCGGCACCATCGTCGCCGGCTGATTTCTACGCCCTAGGGCCTCATTCATTTTTCGATTTTCGCTGTGTCCGGATGGGCATGGCCTCCCTTTGTTTTACGCAATGCCAAGTTCTCGGATGGGAATTGGAACGCGTGAGCCGGATGGCTCGTTCGATCAACCATTTTCCCCTCACTGGAGTATTTTCAAATGGCGAATACGCTGACCGGCCTTATCCCCGACCTCTACGAAGCGATTGACGTCGTTTCGCGCGAATTGGTCGGGTTCATTCCCTCGGTGACCCTGGATGCAAGCGCCGAACGCGCGGCAGTCAATCAGCCGATTCTGGTGCCGATCACCCCCGCGGCACCCGCCGAGGACGTGACCCCGGGTCAGTTGCCCCCGGATGATGGCGATCAGAACGTCGGCAATACGCAGATCCTGATTGCATTCTCCCGCATGGTGCCTTTCCGCTGGCAGGGTGAAGAGCAGAAAGGTTTGAATGCGCATGGGCCCGGCTACACCAACATTCGCCGCGATCAGATCGTGCAGGCGATGCGTACCTTGACGAATGAGGTCGAGGGCCACGTGGGCAGCTTGGTGGCCTCCGGTTCGCGCGCCTTCGGCACGGTCGGCACTACGCCGTTCGGCACCGATCTCTCTGCAACCGCGGGGCTGCGCAAGATCCTCTCCGACAATGGCGCGCCGCTGTCTGACCTTCAGGCGGTGGTTTCGACCACGGTCGGCGCGAATCTGCGCAAACTGCAGCAACTGACCTTCGCGAACGAAGCCGGCACGACGGAGCTTCGGGCGCAAGGCACCCTCCTTGATCTGCACGGCTTCAAGCTTCGCGAGTCAGCGGGTATCAATGATGTGGCCGCGGGCACGGTCACGGGCGCCGTCACGGGCACGGGCGCCGCGGGCTCCAGCGTTGCGTTCCAGAACGCGGTGACGATCACGACGCCCGCGGGCGGTGCTGCGAACATCGTAGCGGGCGACGTAGTGGCCTTCGCTGGCGATACCAACCAGTACGTGGTTGCATCAGGCTTGATCTTGGGTGCGTCCGCTTCCGGAACGTTGTTGCTCAACAACCCCGGCCTTCGTACCACGATCAGCGGCGCTGCCATCACCGTGCTCGGCACGGGTTTCCGTGACTTCGCGTTCAACCGCTCCGCACTGGTGCTCGTGACTCGCGCGCCGGCCCTGCCGGAAGAGGGCGATATGGCGAGCGATCGGGTCATCATCCAAGACGAGCGCTCTGGACTCGCCTTCGAAGTGGCCATGTACCCGCAATACCGCCGCGTTCGCTACGAGGTCTCGATGGCCTACGGCTTCGCCAACATCAAGCCGGAACACACTGCGCTGTTGCTCGAATAATCGGCGCCATACTTCCAAACCCCCATTTAGGAGACATCCATGTCAATGCCAAAGAACAAGATCCCGAGGGATCTCATGTCGAAGAAGGAAGGTATTCGCGAGAAGGAATCGCGAGCCATGCCGGAGCCCGGTACCTACGACAAGCGCCGTGAACCCACCCGGGAATACGACGCATTCAAGGGTAAGCGCTAATGGCCGGTGAAGCCCTCGTGACCGTCAAAAAGGTGGGGCAACCCACCTTGCGGATCACGCAAAAATCACTCGTCTCGCATGCCAAGCACGGCTGGGTTCAGGTTGAGGACGAAGCTCCTAAGGTCGTCGAGATCAAGCCCTCCAAAAACGACACTTCCAAAGGATAAGTCATGACCATCGTCAACAGTCTCCTTCAGCCCTACACCAATGTGATCGAGGCGGCCCGATCCCTGACCGTCACCCCGGGTAGCGGGGCCTCCGCCGTCGTCACCCTGTCTCGCAGCGGCGTCCCTTCCCCTCAGGTCCTGTCGCAGACGATCACCAGCGAAACGACCTTCGGGCCATACAATCTCGCCCTCGACGTGATTGTCACGGCGACCGCCGGATCGTCCACCGCGACCCTCCAAGATGCGCCGACTCCCGCCGCCTCCGCTCCGCAGTTCGTCACTGGCGCCGCTGCTGCCGCAACCGTCGCTCCGGGTGTGACCGATGTCATTCTCGACAGCATCAACGGAACGGCGTTCGCGTTGACCTTTCCTGTGGCGACCGTGGATAAGCAGGCGCTGCGCGTTCTGTCTGGCTCTGCCAGCACTGCGCTGACTGTCACCGGTTCGGGCGATGGTTCCACCATCAAGAATGCGCCCGCCGCAGTGGTATCCGGGACCTGCTTCGCGTGGCAGTACCGTCATGCCAACACGACTTGGTACCGCCAGTACTGAGATGGCTCTCACGGCCCAGCAAACCGCTGACGTGAGGCGTTTTGCCGGATATCCGTCGCTCGGGACGGATACTCCGGCGAGCACGTCGAGCGACTTTGCCTATGGCTGGGTTACGCCCGGCGTGTGGCAAACCTTGTTCACGCGTTTGGAAAACATGCCTCCCGAGACTGAAAGCACGCTAATCAGCGTGTATCTGGGCGCGCTCTATCCGCTCGAACAAGCAATCGTGAATGCTGGCCGCGATTTGGATACCGATGAAGCGGCCTCTTGGGTTCGCAACAAAAACGAAGTAGCCGACCGTATGCGGCTATTCGATAGCTGGCGCCGGCGGATGTGCCACCTAATAGGCGTCGCTCCTGGCCCGTATCTGGGTCAAGGCGGATTGCGCGTCGTTCGGTGCTAAATGGATGGCCATCGACTGCAGGAGTTGATCTACCGCGGTAATGGCCACGCGGCGCGGCATATAGGTAATCCCTGTGCTGTCTATCGCCCGCAGAATTCGACCGCGCCTTTGACTAATCAGGTGACCTCTCTCCCGATCACGTTCAACGCATCGAATCCCAACTACACCAAGCCGCAGCTTTACGGCAAAGCGGTCTGGTACGCCGACATGGACGGCAGGACAACGCTGCCAGGCGACTACCTGGTGCGTCAGTTTGACGACAAGATCTGGTACATCGCGGCCCAGCAGCAGTTGTTGCCGATCGTCGCGATCGAGTGTAATCGACGCATACGAGTCGTTCGCACCCCGCCGCTCACCGGCTCCGGCCAGCTTGGATACAGCGGCATCATCGACCCAGTCGATGCGCTTGGAACGAAGGACTCTCTGTGGCCCTGCTCGATTCTGGCAGGAGGTAAACCGATCCCTGCGGCCAACCTGCCGTCGGATGTGAGAGATGCGGGATGGAAAATTCTGCTCCCCATCTCGGTACCGCTCCTAATCCGATCGGCCGATTTGATCGAGGATGACATCGGCCGCGGGTTCGCCGTTGGATCCGCTGAACTCACCGACTTAGGCTGGCGCCTGGAAGTCAACGAGACGCACACATGATCCGTCGCTTTTTCTACGTGCGCTCTCCGAAAGGCCGAGTGCTGCATATCCAGTACGGCAAATCGCACAGCGAAGGCCCAGTGAAGTGCGGTCTTAACAGCGAGAATGGCTGGTTGTGGATGCATCGCGGCAGCATTCCGATTTGCAAGCGCTGTAGTTCGTGAGCGATTTAGTCGACGTTCAAAACTCGCTGGTCTCGCTTTGCACCGCGCAGCTATATCCAACCGGTTCCTCAGCAGGACTGGTGCCATCTCCTGCGGTAGGCTTCGTCGTCAAGATTTACCCAGGCTGGCCCGTCAAAGCTCAGCTCGATATTGATCTGGCGGCAAAGCCTGCCATTTGCCACGTCTCAGTCTACCCCACCAAGATGGAGCGACAGACGACGCGCTACCTCTCGCGGTACAAGCAGTTGTCTATGAACACGCCGACACTGACTCTCGCCGCGTCCGGCCAGACGGTAACGGTAGGCGGGACCATTCCGCCGGCATCGAACCCTCACAACTTGGCGATTTTCGTCAACGGCGTGCCATACATCTATCAGCCGCTGATCAATGACACGCTGCAGACGATTGCCACGGCATTTGCCGCACTCATCCCAGGGGCAAGCGCAGCCGGCGCCGTCGTCACAGTGCCGAGTGCTGCGGTGCTTGGCCCGGTTCGCGTCGGCGTCACCGGCACCAGCGGCCGATCGGTTGGCAATCAGGATCGCGTGTTTCAAATCGGTATTTGGGCCGACACGCCAGCGCATCGAGACGTGATCGCGCAGGCGATTGACCCGGCGCTTCGAGCAACGGCCTTCGTATTCATGCCGGACGGCACCGCGGGCAAGCTCGAGTATCGCGGCAGTCCCGAAACAGATCAGTTTGAGAAAAGCACGCTATACCGGCGGGACCTTATGTACTCGGTCGATTACTCGACCATGCAAACCGTCGCCGCGCCTCAGATCGTCGCCGTCGAAGTCAACATTTCAGCGGCCGTCGACGGCGTGCCGCCGTTCGTACCGGTTTCCACGCAGTTTTCCTAGGAGCCTTTCATGTACCTAGTCGTCATTCACGAATTCGCCAAGTACAAAAAGGGCGATCACATCACCGATCAAGCCGAGATCGAGAAGATTTTGGGCGATGAGCGCAAGCACCGCGTAGTCAAGTGCTCGGCGCCAGCAGACGCGACGCTGAACTGAAGCCAACACACAAGCCACCACCGAACCCGCCACTGAGCGGGTTTTTTCGTTTTAGGAGCATCGAATGCCTTTATCGCAAGCCGGCGCTTTGAATCTCGCGGCGCTCACGGTGCCCGGGGTCTACACCCAAATCGTTCCGCCGAATCCCAGCTTCATCAATGGGGTTCCGACAAACATCATGGGCGTGGTTGGTACCGCAAGCTGGGGACCGGTCGACAGCGCCGTGATCGTCGGCGGCGTTTCGGCTCTCTTCGGTCCGATCAATCCGCGCCTCAACGACCTGCAAACCGCCGTCAGCGTAGCGGTCCAGCAGGGCGCGAACAACTTCGCTTGCGTGCGCGTCACCGACGGCACGGATACCGCGGCGACGATCATTGCCCAGGCCAATTGCGTCACGTTCACCTCGAAGTACACGGGCACCTTCGGCAACAACATTGCCGTGACCGTCGCTCCCGGTCAGAAGGTTGGCACTTTCCAAGTCACGGTTGCAGCTCCCGGCCTCACTCCGGAGAGTTTCCAGAACATCGGCTTTGGATTGAGCGGCAACGCGCTCTGGCTGGCGATCGCCGCGGCCATCAACAACGGCAACAGCGCGATTCGCGGGCCTTCCAACATCATCGTAGCGACTGCAGGCGTTGGCACGACCGCCCCCGCATCTGCCTCGTACACGTTGGCCGGCGGAACGGACGGCGTGACCACGATCACGACCTCCGTGATGGTCGGCCAGAACACGCGCCCCTACAGCGGCATGTTCGCCCTTCAGAACTCTGGCGCGAGCGTCATTGTGCTGGCCGATCTGACCGATGAGACCAGCTTCCCGACGCAGATCGTTTACGGCCTGGCCAATGGCGCCTACATGGTTGGCGCAACACCTTCCGGGGACACCATCGCAAATGCGGTATCGACGAAGGCTTCAACCGGCGTTGACAGCTACGCCTTAAAGTTGCAGTTCGGCGACTGGGAATACTGGCTCGACACCGCCAACAACCAAACGCGATTGGTCAGCCCGCAAGGCTCTGTCGGCGGAAAGCTGACAGCGCTCTCCCCGCAGAATCCCACCTTAAACGCGCAGCTCAATGGCTACATCGGCACGCAAAAGACGATCCTTCAGCAGCAGTATGCGTTTGCGGATTTGCAGCAGCTCGTCGGCGCTGGCATCGATGTGGTCGCGAACCCTTCCCCGGGCGGGAAGTACTTCTCCAACCAGTTCGGCGTCAATTCAAGCTCGAATCCGTTGATCAACAGTGACTCGTACACACGCGTCACGAACTTCGTTGCGCTGACACTGAACACCGGCATGGGGCAATTCGCCGGTCAGTTGGATGACCCGACTGTTCAAGACAGCGCTTTGGCCGTGATCGATCAGTTTCTCGACACGCTCGAAGATGAAGGCATCATCGGGAACGCGAACGGCACCACGCCTTACAGCGTGAGCCTAGGGCCCCCGATCAACCCAGGGGCAGCGCTTGCGACCCTCGCGATCAATGTCCAGGTCGATTACTTGGGCGTGATCGCCTTCCTGGTGATCAACCTTCAGGGCGGCGTCGCGCAGCCGGTCCAGGTCACGAACGTCGTTCAGCAGCCCGCGTAGAACCCTCAACGCCCAACCCATCAAGCCGCTCTCGTAGCGGCTTTCTAATTGCAGGAGTCAGCACATGCCCGAGGGCAATTATAATATTGGTCGAGATGTAACTCTCACCATCATCGGCCCGAGCGGCCTGATCGTCCTCGACACGATCACAAATTGGAAGCGCAAGCAGGACGACTCGATTCAGAGAATCGTGCCGATCAACGGCGATGTCGATCACCTGCAGTTTTTCTATGGCTGGAGCGGCAGCTTCGATCTCGAGCGCGCGGGCCCTCAGCTCGATGAGTATTTCGCGCTGAAGGAATCGAACTATTTCAGCGGCATTCGGGACAAGAATGTGTTCATCAAGGAACTCATCAACGAGCCGGATGGCTCAATCTCTGATTTCAAATACACCAAAGTCAAGCTGTCTTACTCCGACGCGGGCGATTTCGCGGGCGACAAGTCCGTGAAGCAGAGCGTAAATTTCGTCTCTTCTCGCCGCATAGTGTCGCTCTAATGAATCAGCCAAAAATGACGATCAATAAGGCCGCTGCCGCGCCCGATGTCACGACCGTATCCGGTGACACGGTCGTGACTGACTCCCGCGGCCGGAAGCTGACGATCCAAGACCCAAGCGTTCTCGACGAAAGCCGCCTCGCGCGACTGATGGGCGATTCTTCGACCAACATTGGCTACATGCTCGGCTACGTCACGCCGGCAGCAATGGTCGTTGCGATCGACGGCGAGCCCGTGCCGTTCCCGCGCACTGAGATGCAGGTCGATGCGGCAATACAGTTTCTCGGGCGCGAAGGCATAGGCGCCGTCATGGCTCACCTGACTAAAAAGGTCGAGGGCGGGCAGGGCAAGGCAGAAGCAATAAAAAAATAGCCCGGAATCCCAAATTCTACGAGTGCTGTTGGCTCGTAAAAAACGGGGTTCCGTTCAAGCTGGCATTTGGTGATGAGTACACTCTCTGCCACGAAGAGCGCCAGGCGCTGTCAATCGTGTTCTCGATCATTGAGGGCGGGAAATTCGACTGGGACACGATGCGGTTTAAGGAGCAGAAGTCGTGAAAGAGTTCAGCCTAACCTCGTTCACGACACACCTTGCTGAGATGGCGGTCAACACCGTCATATCGCTGCATGAAGGACTACATGCGGCGGCCAAGGTCATTGAGAAGGACGCGAAGGACCGGATCGGGGAATACCAAGCTGCGGCCGGACCATTCAACGCTTGGGATGGTTTAGCCGATTCCACCATGGCGGCGCGCGAGTTGGCCGGTTATCCGGCAAATGAGCCGCTATTGGTAAGTGGGGAACTGCGAGATTCGATCGAGCATGAAGTCGCGGGACTCGAAGCGGTTGTAGGCAGCAAGCTTGAAAAGGCGGCTTGGCAAGAATTCGGGACGGAGCAAGGCGGCCAGCGGCACATTCCACCCCGACCATTCATTGGCCCAGCGGCATTTGAGAACAAGGAAAAGATCGAGGGGATTCTCGGCGCGGCGAGCGTGCGCGGATTGAGCAAGGGCGGGGCCATACCCTCATTGCACTACGATCACGAACTGAACAACGCCCTCAGCATCAAGTAGATCGGCCCCATCACGAAGATGGCGATGTACACGGCGAGACATAGCAGCACCAGCGAGCCGAAAAATATGACGATGCGTCGCCAGAGCGGCATCTGGTTAGTCCATCGCAAGCGGATTGGTTCGCGCTGCTGATCGACTCGACCGAAAAGGAAGGTGTACAGCTTGGTTTGCTCGATGCCAAAAAATCGAGGGCGATTTTGTTCCAGCCGAGGGTACTGAACCCAGCGAAAGCGCTCGGCCATGGCCTCTTGCAATCGAAAACGTAGCGACGGCATGGGCCGCATCATAGCCGAAATACGGCAAACACGGGTAAACGGCTGATTATGTTCGAAAACTACCAAGTTGCCGTCAAAATCTCGCTCGTAAATCACGTCAGCGCCGGGCTGGCCGCGCTGGTCGGCCAGTTCGCAGCGACCGATGCCGCCGCCGCCAAGCTGCAGAAGCGCATGGACAGCATCAAGTCCATGGCGAAGGGCGGTGCATACCTACTCGGGGGCGCTGGGGTGATGGCCGCGCCGTTCATCTTCGCGATCGACAAAGCGGCCGAACTGCAAAAGCAGATGATTGCGATCCAACTCGCGACCCGCGGCTCGGTCGGCGAGATGGACAAGATGCGCGGGGCCATCGAGGGCATTGCGGCGCAGACGATCTTCTCGAACATCGATGTCGCGAAGATGGGGAAACTCATTGCGACCGGCACGGGATTGCAGGCCGATCAGGTCACATCCTTGCTGCCGACGTTCGGCAAGTTCGCCGACGTGCAGAGCTTGATGAAGGGAACTGGCTTCGAGGACTCGACAAAGCTGCTTGTACGGCTCGCGCATCTCGCCGGGCACTACGACGCGCCGGGCCTCTCGAAGTACGCGGACCTGCTGACAAAGGCGTCGCTGATCGTTCCCGGCAACTTAAGCGAAGTCGGCAACGCTTTGCAGTATTCGCAGGGCGTGGCGAAAACCGCGCTCGGCGTCGATGACACCGACTCGATTTTGCTGGTCTCGCTGCTCAATCGCTTGGGCCTCAAGGGAAGCCGCGGCGGTACCAATGTGATTGCCGCCATGACGCGCACCATACCCGGAATATTTGGATCGGGACTACTGACCGGCAAGAGCAACGAAGCTCTGCGTGACATGGGAATGACGGATGCAAACGGTCACTCCAAGGTATTCAAGGACGGCAAGTTCGACGTCGTGACCTGGATGGGGCTGATGGGCGAGTTCGTAAACCGTGAATTCGCCAGTAAGCCAGAAGCAATTGCCCGTCAGGACATAATGAAGGACTTCCAGCACGCTTTCGGCGTGCAGGGAGCCCGCGTTGCGACGCTGTTCTCATCGCCGCAGGCAATCGAGCAGCTTAGAAGCATTGGCGACTCATTCGCCGAAGCTGGCGGCGCTGAGTCGATGCAAAAGCAATTCGCCGATCAATCCGTTGCTCAGCAATGGATGAACGCGAAAACGAACTTTGTCTCAGCGATGACTGAGATGGGAATCACGCTGCTACCGATGGCCTCGCGTGCGTTGAAAGCGCTCAATCGAGAACTTGGCTCTGTTGTCGAGTGGATCCAGAAACACCAGTCGGCCACGAAGAGGCTGGCGGAAGCGTTCCTGGTGATCTCTGGCGTCATGGCGTTCAGCGGAACGGTGCTCTTGTTGACCGCGGCTTTCCGCGGCCTATTCCTGACGCTGCAATTCACTGCGCTGGGCACCATTGCGCCGCTCGGCAGACTGATAGCGGGCCTCGGAGGCCTGTCGGCAGGGTTTAGCACTCTTGCGCTGGCGCTCGCGGGCCGCACGCTTGGGCTTGGCATTGTAGCCGCTGTCGGCGTCGGCCTCGGGGCCGCCCTTGATGAGATGTTCCCAAACAACCCGCTTGCCCGCGCAGGTCGCTGGATCGGAAACACCGCATTCGATCTGACCCATGATGATTACGACCCGAATAAGAAGACCGACGCCGGCAGCAGGTACGTCGCCGGCAAGGGCGCTCCGATCGTCATCAAGCCCGCTCCGGTGATGCTCGATGGGAATCAGGTCGGCTCCGTGCTGTTCGGCATCGGCGGCAAAAACGCCAACGGCCCGCAGACCGGCACCAGCCTATTTGACCCGACGCAGGCGCCGTATCAAGCCGGCGGCCTAGGATTCTAATGAGCGACGGCACGACACTTACCCTCGGTGACAACTCGAGCAGCATCGAATTCACCGGGGTCGAAATGCCAGAGCGCATTCCCTGGGGAACTGATCAGCAGCTCGCCGTGCAGAAGCAGGTCGGCGGCGCGCGAACCGTCGATGCGATGGGCGTGGATTACGACCCTATAGAGTGGTCGGGTATCTTCTTCGGGCCTGACGCCGAGACTCGCGCGAAAGCCGTCGACGCAATGGCAGCATCGGGACTTCCGCAAACGCTCGCCTGGTCGACATTCAGTTATCAGGTCATCGTCCGGAAGTTTGCGGGCAGCTTCGAGCGCTTCTACCAGATCCCGTATCGGATCACCCTCGAAGTCATCTCGAACAACGTCCAGCCGGTCACGAGTTCCGCAACACCCTCGCTCGATGATGCGATTTCGACCGACAACCAGACGGCCGACACGATGGTTGCATCGGTCGGTGATCCTCAGTTGAGCACGCTGATGGGCAACGTCGACACCATGATTGCCGCCGCATGAGCATTTCCACTGCCTCGCAAAGCACGATCAACGGCATCACCCAGGCCGTGCAGGCGGCGCTGGCGCGCGTGGCCGTACTGATCGAAGAGACCAACGCAGCCATTGGCACTCCGACGACCTTTGGCGGCGTGACGCCCGGCATCAGCCCGCAAGTATCCGCCGGCAACCTCATCGCGGCCGCGGCGAACACCATGCAGCTGTGGACGCTCATGCAGCTACAGGCGGTACTGGGGCGAATGATGCTCAACCTAGGCTCTGTGAGTTCATCGCCCAACACCTTCAGCACGGCGGGCGGGAACCTCTTTCAGATCGCCCAGGACGAGTACGGCGATGCAACGGACTGGACGGCGATTGCTGCCGCAAACGGCCTCATCGATCCGTTCATCCAGGGCGTTGAGTCGCTGATCATCCCATCTCATCCGGGAGATACCGGCGGCATTCTGCAATCGTGAGCACGGATCAGCTATCGGAGATCACGGTCACGGCTCAGGCGGTCACGGCGTTGAACCCGCTGCCTGCCGGCTCATCCGGACGCCGACCGCGCGGCATCGTCCAGATCGGACCGAACGGGGCGTTGACCACCGTCCCGGGATGGACTTCGCTGTCGGTGACGAACAACTCGTACTACGAGGCGGACACGTTTCGCTTGGTCTACGCGACTTCGGCGCTGCCGGCGGCAAATGACGCCAATTGGTTTTCGAACCAGACCGAGATTTTCGCGCAGATTTTCACCGGGTTCCCACAGGATCCAAGCAACCCGCAGACCGCGGAGCTTGACAACCTGATCTACGGTCGAATCGACACGATCGAGTATGACCCGAAGGGCCGGATGATCACGCTGACCGGCCGGGACCTGACGGCAGTTTTCATCGACAACCGCATCAGCGAGACGTTCAAGGAACAGACCTCGAGCCAGATCGCCACGATGCTGGCGCAAAAGCACGGGCTGACACCGGTCGTCACGAAAACCTCAACGCCGGTCGGCACGTTCTTCAATAACGATCAGGTGCAGATCGCCTCGAACCGCAGCGAATGGGATCTGCTCTCGTTCCTGGCGCGCGAGGAAGGGTTTGTCGTCTTCGTGCGGGGCCAGTCGCTATTTTTCGAGCCAGACCCGCGACCGACCGGGGCTTCGAACCCCTACGTCATCCAGTGGATTCCGCCGAGCTCGGCGAATGGCTCGCCGGCCTCAAACGCGCTCGAACTGAGCTTTTCTCGCACGCTCACCGTCGCCAAGGGCATATCGGTCACTGCCCGGAGTCCGAACCGCTCCACCGGCCATGCCGTCGTGCAGTCATATCCGACGACACCCAAGGAGATCGGTGCCGGCAAGGCCTCGCCCTTCGGTCCCGTGCAGCAGTATTTCTTCACGCTGGGATCAGGAAAGACGCCGACCGAAGTTGCAGCGTTCGCGCAAAAGACCTACGAGACGATCATCTCCCACGAGATGAACATGACGGCGCACCTGCCCGCAGACAACCTGCTGGACGTCTCGACGCCGGTGCAGGTCGAGGGGACCGGCACCGCATTCGATCAGCTGTACTTTCCCCGTCAGGTGACGCGGGACATGGACAGTGGCGGCGGGTACCGCATGAAGGTAGACGCGCAGAACACGAGCCCGAGCGAGTCACCAGATTTATGATGAAAGCGATTCTGAACGCTGTGCGCCAGCAGATTCAGCGGGCAATCGCGTCGCTGGTGACCAGCCGGGTAGGGTCAATCACGAGCTTCGACCCGAACACATGGACCGCAAAGGTCATGCTGCAGCCGGACAACGTGCTGACCGGTTGGCTTCAGATTTCATCACCCTGGGTCGGCAACGGCTGGGGCATGTTCCCGGCGCCGAATATCGGCGATCTGGTCGATGTGCTTTATACCAACGGCGACATCAATTCCGGCGTGATCGCCTGCCGGTCATTCAATCAGAACAATCAGCCGCTGCCCGCGCCATCCGGGGAATTCTGGCTGGTGCACAAGAGCGGCGCATTTTTCAAGCTGCTCAATACCGGCGCGCTGGCGCTTTCTGACAGCAAGGGCGCCGCCGTCACGCTGAACGGCGACGGCACGATTACGAGCATGGCGTCGAATTGGACCCATACCGGAGACGTGGCGCTCCAAGACAACCTCTCCGTTGGATCTGGAGCCTCCGGTACTTTCTCGACGCTCAGCGGCGCCGTGGTCACCGTTCAAGACGGCATCGTCACCAACATATTCTAAGAGAGACCAATGATTCCGCAGGGCTCGGTCACACTCAATACAACGTATTTCTCGAACCTGACGAACTCCATCAACGGGGCGCAGTCATGCGCAGAATTGCAGGCGTTGGTTACCGAGGCGTTTGCCTCCGTCGGATCGGTAAAAAGCGCAATCACGAGTGAACTGGCGACCGTCGAGCCAATGCTCGCCCTGCTGACGATAAACCCGGCTGACTTACCGAGTGTGATCACATTTATTCAGACGCTCGTAACGGCGTATTTGACTCCAATTCTCAAGCCAGCGGTGACGTATGCGGCACAGCTGACGGCTTTGGCTGCACAGATAACCGCGCTGATGGCTGCGATCACGTCGGCCGAGGCGAGATTCACAAGCTGCTCGATATCGATTCCGAGCATCTAAGAGACCCTTAAGGAATTCCCATGCTCAAGAAATTTGCTGCAATCGCGGCAGGGCTTCTCTTTGCCCTCACGGAAGCTTAAGTGGGTCGCATCCTCCTAAACGATCCTGCGCACGCGGGAGGCTCAGACGAGATCAATAACGGCACGAGCGTAGGCGACAACACGGGCGATACGGCGTTTTTGACCGGCGCGAAGCTCAAAACCAACCTAGCCGACATCAACACGATGTCTGCCGAGCTGTACGGCCGGATTTTCAACGAGATCATGATTCCACCCTCTGGCGACACGTCCGGAGCCACGGATACGGCGAACCTTGCGGCGTACTTTGCCCTGGCGGCTGGATCAACGCGAAGCTCAGCTGGGCTATCTGGGGCGATCGGCGCAACGAGCTGTTTGCTTGGGAACGGTGATTACTGGCTCAACAATAATGTGCTGAACGGCACGCCCGCCTTCAAGGCAGCCGGAATAAAGCTCTACGGCAGAGGGCCAAACAAGACCGCGGTGCATTACACGCCGACTACCCCGGGAACGCCGCTGATCACCAATAAGCGGTGGCTAAATTTCGAGATGCAAGACATATCGTTCATAGGCAACGATGCGACGGCAGACTTTTTCCAGAGCCTGGAGCAGGGCGGCTTCACCAACATCCAGGACAACCTTTTCGCCAACATCCAATGGATAGGTGCATGGCAGAGCCTGTTTCTGTTTTGCGGCGGAAATAACAACTCAGAGAATGCATGGCGGGATTGCGAGGCATCCGGTAACGGCGGATCGGTAGCCAATTGGCTCTATATCCCCGGCCCGCAGACCGCGACGATGACAAGCGGCAACGCGAATCTGTCGATGATGAACATCAACGGCGCCTGCCCGGTCGGCACAACCATCGAATTTGCGACGACCATCGGCACCGGTTCAGGTCAGATCACGGCCGCGACAACTTACTTTGTGGTGGCATCTGTCACTGGATCACCCGGAACAATCCAGGTATCCGCAACCGCTGGCGGACCCGCCATTACCCCGAACGCAAGCGGTACTTCAGTCGCAACCTGGACATCAGATCAATTCCTAAACTACTGGTGGACCGGCAAGAGCAAGTTCACCTCTCAGGGCGGCGCGTGGATCAACGCCGGAATGGGCGGCAGTTTCAGCATTCGCGACGCTGACATATCGGCGAATTCGCCTTCCGTAGCCACGTATCTGTTCAATCTGCTCGGCGCCACCCACTCAAACGGCGTTTGTAGCTTCAATGTCGACAAGCTGCGTATCGAGCACTCGACGAACAGCTCGCTGCTCCTGCACAGCCAGTGGCCTCAAGGCAACGTCGTCTTTCGCAACTTGGATCAAAGCTCGCAGGCGGGAAATCGGCCGATCACACAGAACTATGTTCTGGTAGATCGCGTCAATACCGCTGGCGCCATCATCAGGTTCGAAGATTCGCAGCTTCTAGGCACTCACACCTATACCTGCAACAGCTCGGATAACCTCCATCAGTCCAAAGCGATCTACGACGGTTGCACGCTGATCGATAATCCATCGGTTGCTGATTTCATGCTCAATAGCCTGATAGGGAACTCGGGCGGCTTTGTTGACGCGCATTTCAAAAATTGCCGAAACACGTTGAGCGAGTCCATCGTCGGCTATCGCGAAGTGGTCGATTCTGATCCGAACGCCTGGCAGACCGCTGGCGGCACGGCCGAGCGCCACGGCTTTCAGATGCTCAGTTCGAGCAGCGACTGGCCCTCTGCCGGCGGCAACTTCCATATCCGTATTCCGCGGCTCGCCACGATTGTCCAAGTCACCTTCATCAAGAGGGCCGGAAGCGGCAATAGCGGGGCATTTCAGTACACGCTTCAGACCAATGAGGCGACGCCGACCGTGCTGGCTGGCGGCGCCTCGACGCCCATGGCTGGCGCGAATGCCGGAACCTCGACGCTGGTGCAGACCGGATCACCGGCGTATGTCGTGAATCCTTACTTCTTTGCGAACACCGATCTGGCGCGAGAATTGGTGTTGGTCGACTCCCTGTCAGGCGGGCGCTCGGGGATTTTTACCGGCGTCTTCTGCCTGGTCGAATACATCGGGTGA